GATGGCTTCAAGGCCAAAGGCCACATCACCGACAATCCGGTCTATTGTATTCTTGTCATCCTGCCCAGTGAGTACACCTTCGGTGAACGTGTTCTCCATGAACTCTAGGTAGCCATACTTCGTGAGTAGCGGCCCCCATACGGGGCTGTTCAGTAGCTCGTCGCTCTTAAGAGCAATGCGCTTAACCGCCTCGTTGTACTGTTCTGGCCCTAGCTCTACCAGGGCTGTACGAATGTTCTGCCTAATCTCAGCAGGCACCAACTCGTCTGCGACGTTGAAGGGAGAGCCTATCTCCTTTCCGGAAATCTCTTCGACGATCTCTTCCATGCTTTTGGCAATGAACCACCGGTTCCACTCATTGTAAATAGGGATCAAATCGGTGGCGAAGAAGTTGACAGCCATGTCGCCGTAGCTGGTGAAGCCCTTACTGGCCACGACATCGTTAACTACTCGGCGTCCTCGCTCACGCTGTTGGACGGTCAGCCTGTCGGTCACCTCGTCTACCTGGCTGGCAGAGAGGTTATAGTACGCACCCTCGAACCTGTCGAGGGGTAGCTCTCCTGCACCCATCATCATTGCAGCGATGATGGCCTTTCGGTAGGGATCATACTTTCGGTGGTCGACGCGATACAGCTCGTGTATCGTAGCATCCATCCGCTGTGCTGTGGTGAGGGGGTTATCCGGATCGAAGATGTCCTTCTCACGGAGCCGCCCTGCGGCATACTCCTCCTTGACAATCTCGGTGGCTCGGTCGAATACGGTGCCACGCATACGGGCTTCCTTACGAGCTTCGTAAGAGGGCGGATCATCAAAGAGAGCTGACTCCGCATGGGCATAGTTGCCCGCCACGCTTTTGTCCACGAGCGAAGGCGCTTCCTGGAAGAGCTTATTGACCTTCTCGGATTGCGCTTGGCGATCAAATAGTTCGTCAGTTCGTGCTACCATTATTCATCAACTCCAGGAACATCGAAACCGCCACCACCACTGGTATCAACTGATACGTCCGGAGCAGTTACTTCTTGGTTCGCGGCTGCGCCTGCGAAGAACGACGACCCTGCATCAGCGATGCTGGCTCGGAACTCCTTCTTGGCCGCCCGGCTCTCTGCGGCTGAGGCTTGTACTGCAAACTTAGCTTGCAACTCTTGCTCGAACACGCCGAACCTGGCTTGAGTCAGGAGCGATGAGACCTGGCCTTGGAAGGCCGAGGACTCTAAGCCACCTGCTCGTGCTCCTCTCCCTGCAACCTGTGCAGCTTGAGCGCTACGAAACTGGCGTAAGAACGCCCGTCTCTTCTGTCTGTTTTGAATCCGGCCAATTGCTTCTCTGAAGCGTTTCGCTTTCTCACGTGCTAGGCGCGCATCGTTCTTGTGGAAGATGCCAGCAATCTTAAAGGCCGCTGCTGCGATCATGAATCCCATTAGAAAGGTCGCCCGCGTGCTAATCCTCTAAGGATACGTCTCCGACGTTTGTCGAAATCCGCTTGACTTGGGTCCGGGGCGGCAGCTTCTTGTGCAACATGTCGCAACGTCTCGGCGTTCCGACGAGCGTTCTGTTCTTCGTTCATGGCTTTATTAATCCGCCTGGCCCTGGCAAGAGCCTTGCCTAAGCCTGCAATAGAAACACCCATCAATGCCATTATGCTGCCCTCTGTACTTTGTAGTTCGTGGAGAAGCCAAGGATATGGGTGTCCTTCGTAGGCTCTCCTTCAAACCTGAGTTGTAGTACGCGGCCTCGGCCACGCACCTTGTTACGTGTGACAACTACGGGGTAGCCGTCCTCATATGGCCCAGCGCCTGCGGGCTGGAATGCTCGCACATGACGGTAGACCTGATTCGTAGTCGACACCTTGCCTGAGACATTGTCATCGGTCCAGTCCCAGTTCGCTGTCATGAGACAGGAACTCTCGTTCACTGGATCAAGGCCATTGCCAGCCGGGACAAACTCTGTCTCGGTTCGCTTTTGAAAGACCGTGATGACCGGAGCCTGACGACGTCGCTGGAAGTCTCCGATGTTGTCATGTCCTGTTAACATGAACGGGAGCGGACTCTCTGCTCCATCGTAGTCGATATAGTCGAGCTGCTCTAGGTCCGCAGTATCAAGGTCATTTGTCGCTTGAATGGTCCACTTGAGTTTCTTATCTGAATCTGACGCATCAGAATCTGTAATCGCATAAGCATTAAGGATCGCTGAAGTGCCTGAAACATTGAATCTAAACTTGTACCATGCGCCGACTCGTCCGTCGAGGATGAGAGCGTTAGCGTACTGGTTGATATTGTCACCGCTGTCTCCGTACAAGAAGTAGATACGCCGTAGCGCATCGTCATAAACTGTCTTCACTACCTTCTGGTTTGCCACCGGAATGTCATTCCAGATGGACTGTACTAGTTGCTCGCTGATATTGGTAGCCTCCAGCGTGCCTGTGAATTCATTGGGGCCTATCTGAAAGATGCCCTTAGTACCAGTGAAGAGAGCTGTGTTGCCCCGTAGGATCGGGCTGAAGTGAGAGGTACACTCATCGTCAGTGATCTTCCGCACGGAGTAACCGTCGGCTGTAAAGAAGCCGCGTTGTCCACCGCCGATCTCCCAGACTCCATTCTCCGAAAAGATGAGCAGGGAACTCCGAGTCGAAAGCATTGACTGCACGGCTCCGAGTTGCGGTATAACAATCGTACCGCCGTCGTCCGGCAGTAACGTATTGAAATCGCTAGCAGTTGGGTCGGCTTGCTGATGGCATTGGCCATAAGCTATCGGTTTCTGTGCGGTGCGCGAGAAGAAGACCGTATCGGTCCACTCCTGATCATCGAACCCTGCATAGAACACTCGGCCTTGGTGAAACTCCACGGCCTCGGCACCAACTGAAAGCACCTGGCCATCGCTCTTGAGAAGCGCGTCCCCACCACCAATCTGGCCGTCGGGTGACGTGCTTACAAAGTTTGCGAACTGTGAGTTGATTGGTCCTACAAAAATCGTGATGCTATTAGTCTCATCACCCGCTGTCCGCACTGCTTGTCCAAAGGAACTAGGTGTACCCCCATCTGCGAGCAGGGTATAGGTTCGATTGTAGTTAAACGAAAAGATTGTACTCGTGGCGAGATAGGTCCAGGCGCTGCCTGTAATCTCAATCATGTCTCCACCGATGCGCCCATGTGCGGTAACATCAAGGACGAACGTACCACCTGTGATGCCATTACCCGTGGTGAACCCGTTGACCGGGACATCAATCGGAACGATGAACCCGCCGCCCGAGTTGGACGCGGCGAAGGTTGTATTCAGTGGATCAAGAAACAACGATCCCTGTGGAGCTGAGGAGTTACCGAAGGCTTCGGCGTCTATCTTGTCTTCATCGAAGACTTGGATTCCATCCTCATCTGCAAAGTTGGTATCAATCTGTCGGCGGTAGCCAGTGTACCAAATGGTATTCTTAGCTGGATTTTTACCGAACGTGGTCTTGTACGTATCCATGTCTTCCTGCTTCCAACCTCGATTGCGGAGGTTGTAGCGGTGATCGTCCGTGATCAGGCCGAAAGGTGCTAGCTCCACATCGACACCATCGTCGATGCCATCAAAATCTCGGATCAGCATATTGATCTGCTTCACTAAGAAGGAGTCGGCTAGCGCATTGTATGTGATGTACTGCGTTCGTAAATACTTGTGCGAGATGAACAGATGGCCACGCCCACTTGAAAACTGGACAGGCCACTCCGCGACTTGTGCATCTGTAGTCAGCGGATCAATCTTAAGCGCTAGGAGATCAATCTCAGTTGCGTGATACGTAGTACTGATTGTCTCTGCATCGTCCGTGAAGAAGAGGGTGGAGCCTACCTGATGAACGATAAAGTTCTTGTCAGATATGCCATCCACCCCTCGCCATTTGAATGCTGTAAAGACATCGGCAGCACCAATAGTCAGGCCGGTCACCTTAAGTGCCCCGCCTGCCTCTTGTGCTAGTCCGTTCCGTCTGCGACGCGAACCGTCCACCAGGAGTTCATAGTTCTGCTCGTCGGTCGTAAAACCGTCGGGGAAATTGATCTCGTTGGCTTCAGTATTCAGGCCCCTGTTCAGACGGAAGAAGTCTTTTTGAACAGTCTGTTGTGGCATTACTCTTCCGTAGTTTCTTCTACGCCGAGGATGTCAGCAATGGCTGCCTCCTCTTCTGCTTCGGCTTCCGGAGAAGCTCCTTGTGTAGTCAAGTCGACTCGAGCTTTGCTGGCTGCTTGCTTAGTAGCCGCTTCAGCTTTATCCCATGTGTTCTTCAAGTGTACAGAAATCTTTGCCTGTGCTCTATCCGGATGGGTATACTTGCCTTGAAACAGTTTGGGGATCTGCGCATCCTCACGGTCTGGGTCCGGTCGAACCGTGTACAGTGTGGAGTGTGCGATGTGTTTGATTACCCACTTCTTGCCAAGGGCGTCGATGTTATTTGCGATGCAATTCTCTCGGTCGATCTGTGCTTTTGCTTGTTCGAGTGACATAGTTGGTCTCCTAGTGTCGTCTTCCAGTTGTGCGACCACCACCTCGACGTCGGAGACGTCCAAAGTCCTGGCCAGTTTGTTTCTCTACATTCTCCATCTTGGTGAGATGCCGATGCCGCTGAACGCGAACCTCGGAGCGCCGAGAAAGTTTGTCGATCTCTCGTGTGGAACCGTCTTTGTAGAGGTCAAAAAACAAAGCCCTCGCTTGGAACTTGAGCTGATTGAACAGGTGCTCCGGGAGATCCGGGACTGATAAATCGGTCAAGGCTAGCAAGGGCTTAGTCTTTCCATAAGCCAACGATTTGCTGGCTTGTAGATTTGAGTCGAGGTTGCGGTCATACGCATCGAAGATGAAATGGTCCTCGCCTTCCAGGAATGTCCAGAAGGTGGGCTGTACGTCATTCCGTACCAGCATCTCATATCCGCTTTCCAGCGTGACTGACTCGACAGTTGGATCGTCACTCGCACGCGAGGACGTCCAATCAATAAATTCATCTGCGTCCTGATACCGAATCTTCTCAAACTTGTTCGGATCAGACGTAGCGTTCTTGATATTGTAACGAACCCATTCGACATCATAGAAGCCTGGGGGTCGTAACATAACATTTGGTGTAGCGACGGACGTTGCGTCCAGTTCTACGATACCTTCCTTGTACTTGATATCGGTGCCATCTTGGATCTGATTAAAGATCGTGCGTACGACACGGGCGCACTGCTCTGCTTCTACGGTGGCCGAGATTGAATTCACAGCATCGCTGTCTGCATCCGACAGGATGTCTTGTACAATTTGTAGCAGGTTCTCTTTAGCCACTTACTTCTCCATTAAAAGGATCGAGGGGCCGAAGCCCCTCTCACCAATCGGGGGTCTATACCGGGGGCTGGTATTTGATAACCACGCGAGCTTTACCTGCGGTGTAAGCTGCTGTATCAAACGTAGCTGCGATCTTGACGCGCTGTGTTACCACCGCTCCAATATCTGCACCTGCGCCTGTTACAACGGCATTTGCACCGAGGTTACCAAGTGCTTCAGCGGCGATGAGGGAATCATCGTCAACTGCAACACCAGTATCCGCGTCGTATGTACCAACATCGAGTACGGCTGCGCCACCGGACGTAAACGCCTCGGTAACGACTAATACTGCACTCACGATTAGACTTCCAGCCGGGATTTCCGAACCGTTTACAACTGCATTACCATCGGTCGCTTGCACGTCCTCTAGTAAAGTTGCATCAGTCAGGTCCAGCACCAGCTCTTCAACCGCGCCTTCTACTGCGATTTTCTTAGCCGAGTTGCATGAAACATCCCGTTGGCCGAAGCCTACAACCAGCCCATCTTGGTTAGACCAATACTCTTCTCTTGCTGACATTAGTCAATCCTCCTTAGACTTGGTCGGTATCCGACAATACACAAACCAGGTTTTCAGGTCGGAAGACCTTCAGCCCGTAACGAGCAGTCGTAACATACTCTTCACGTTGTTTGTTGTAGTTATAACCACCATCAACCTTCGGCATCTGCCGCATTGCACCCATGAAGGGCATAATGTCGCCACCAGCCGCGCTGAAGAACGCATTCGCTTTACCAGCGCTGGTCGTAAGACCATCAATGGTTTCGTTTGCATCAGGCAGATAGTTGGAAACGAATACGTCGAATCCGAAGATGTTCTTGATGAACGTCATTCCGGAGCCGATGCCCGATTCTACTATGCCTTCCCAGCGGGGGTTGTTGCTGATATTGGTAATGTTCGTAATCGTATTGATAGCGAACTCTACCGAGGGATCAACAATAGCGATCATCGCGGTCTGCGGTACATTAGCTTTCTTCAAGCCATATAACGCTTTAGCGAAATCGTTAACAGTAATCGTTTCACTTGCGCCAGTGGCGACGAAACGATGGTCTGCGTTGTTGATCACGTTTTGGTCGTCAGCCGTTTGACCGCCTGACGCACCACCTGCACAAAGAGCGAGGATGTCCGTCTCTATTTTCTCGGCTAGGGCACGTGCCTGTTTGGGCAGGAACGATGCTTCTAAGCGAGCGGCATAGAAAAGGTCTTGTCGCGCTTTCTCGGTGATGTAGTGACCTGAACTCAGGTACTCAGTGATTGTGAAGGGAAACTCACCAAGATCAAGGGCGTCATACTGAATGTCAGTATCTTCCACATAATCTCGTACGTTCGATTCACCTATAGACGGGATGGTGAACTGGTCACCGTCCGGAAACTCACTCAGCCAGTTTACCCAGCCTTGTGCGCGTAGTTCGTCTTGGAGAACTTCTTTGAGGTTCGTACTCCAAATCTCTGAGCGAGTGAGAATGGCACTATTTTGGGTAGTGTGCATTTCTACTTCCTCTCATGTTGAGATTAGTTGCTGAAACGCTCCCCTAGTGCAATGGCGTCGGCCATCATTGCATTCTGCAATGCGTGGTCGTCCAGATACTTGCTGACACCCATCTCCTTCTTCTGGCGGTCGTAGAACGCTTTGGTCTTATGACCGTCCACTTCTTCTGCGACAACCGGTTGAAGGTTGTTGGTGTTAACATTAGGTAGCTGCGCCGTGCCTTTGGGAGCAGTACTAGTATCGAGTTCCATCGCTTTGGCAAAGAGTTCAGGGCTATCTTCGCTCAGCTCGCGCAACTTGGCTGGTGTAACGCCAAGCGCTTTTGCGCGTTCTGCTACATAAGTCTTGGCGGCTTCAACATTGCCGTCAACCTTCTGTAGTACTAGCGAGTTGCCTATCTCACGATTCGCTGTACGGGTAGTATCAGCAGAATCTCCTTGGACAATGGACCGTACTTTCTCTTGAAAATCCTCATCAGACAGCGGTTGGTTAACGTCGTCGTCTGTTTTTTGCGCGGCTCGAACAGCCTCTAGAAGTTCAGCAACAGTCTTGCCTTCACCCACATCCTTCTGGGCATCCTTCAGCGCATCCAGCGCTTCCTGCTTCTCTTGCTTCAGTTGTTCGATGAAGTTGTCTGATTCCTGCTTCCCTTTTGCAAGGGCTTCATTGTCAGCAAACTTCTTGCCATCGCCTACCAGCTCTTCAAGAGCACTGGTAGATTGATCACCTTGGTCAGTGTCAAATACATCGGTCATGGTCGGACCTCCTATGGTAAGATTCCTACGATCTCTCGTAGGGTTTTGCGTCGTGCATTCAGGGCTATGATGCGCTTCTTCCAGCCTGGGCTTTGGAAGTCATCTTCGATCTGAATACATTTCTCATATTCTTCCTCGAGTATTCCTTTCAAACGTCTCGACATCAATGTCGAATTTCGAATGGCTACCTCGGATTGTTCTTTCGCTTTCTCTTGATCTTCTTTAGGGAGTGCTCTATCTTCCTTGAACCAGCGTTGGTCTAGCTTGGTTTGTCGTTCAGTCATTTAGACTGGCTCCTCTGTGTCGGCGGCACCTCGGTCGAGGATCTCGCCTGCTACGTCTTCGTCGGCCTGAGTTACCAGGGCTGCGGTCTTCTGCTGCTCTGCGACTCGGACATTCTCTACGACCAGCTCGAAACGATCCAGTCCTAGGTTCTCTTCCATCAAGCGAGCGATCCGCAGACCACTGACGTGGGTTACCACGGAGGGGTCGGAGTAGGCTGCGCTATTGATGAAGCCGATAAGGTTCTGCACAATCTGTGCTTGCTTAGCGAAATGTCGTGCCCCAATGGGGTAGAGCTTTCCTTTCGCTCCGATTATTTCCGGTGTCACCTGCAAGAACTGTGTCACCGCGAAATCTTGGTCGAGTACCTTAACGACCTCGACTGCGTTGATGTTGCGCCTGGCTGACTCCAACATCTGATTCAACAGAGGCTCGACGAAGTGCTCTTCGAACTTCTGGATCTTCTGCTGGAAGATACGACCTGCGGCGTTCTCCAGCGCCTGGATTTCAAACGCTGTCTTCTCGCCAGGGGTACGTATGCCCATCGCCTCGCGGGGCGCACCCGCTAGTTCCTCCATGTCCCGCATCAAGCGGTCCATTTGGAAATCGGCGTTCAGGGCCGTGGCATCTGGGCGAAGGACTTGAACGTCCGAGTCTACGTCGCCGTAGATCTTCTCGCCTGGACCCCAGTCCCAGTCTTCAACGTAGCCGCGTGTGTACACAACCGGGTGGGCGATCTGGTCCATGACGTCCGCTCGGAGGTTCTCCAAGTGGTCGAGACGGTACTGCATCCCCACGAGATTGTCCAGCGGTCCCATACCCATGAGATTGTCAGGGCGGTCACGCCAGCACACGTGTTCTTTATTCGACTTACCTAGCCAGGAATCGTACGGCTCGTCGAAGACGACGACCCTTCGATCCATCACGATTATGCGACGGCCCGACTTGACCTCACCAGTTATGATGTCGAACGTATCGCCTTCGTACTCGAGTAGTTCAACCAGGTCCGAAGAGTAGTACGAGTTGAGCTGGTGGAAGCCATCAATCTGCATACCTTCTGATTTGTCGATGTCGCTGTCGGAGTAGCCGCGCATGTGTGTGCGCAGCTCCACGGTATTTGCTATGGCGGCGGGCACCCACGCAAACGCGGGGTCTACCTCAGCGGCCTTCTTCAGCGTGCCTAGTGAAACAATCGTGCGGGTGATCTTCGCGGCGTTCTTGAAGTCCGACGCGGACAGATCAAACAAGATGTCATAGGGGCTGATGCGATGTACGCGCGGGCCTACATAGACCGCGACATTCGTACCGTCGCCCGTCTGGTGGACGTCGTTCTCGTACGTGACCTCACCGAATACGTTACCGTAGTCGATGTAGTCGTATAGGGATTCACTAATGACCTTCTTGAAGTCTGACTCCCGGATCTTCTGCTTCATGTAGCTTTCGATCAGGAGGGCTGACTCATTGTCAGCCGCTTCGTCTGTAGCTGATTCCCACTTGAACCAGTTGTCATTCGGGAACAGGGCAGCCATATAGTTGGCGTGTAGGTTGTCCCTTAGCTGGCAGATCTTGGGGACCGACGTGGTGTTCTTCCACGGTAGGGTCTTGTTCGAGGTCTGCGAAGTGTCTGTCTGGAAGATGTAGTTCCGCAGCTCCTTCATGTCTTCGATCCAGTGAACGCGGCTTCCACGCCACGTCACGTACTTGTTCACTACGAAGTCTGAGAGATCATCGCTCCGTAGGAGGGTGTTAATCTCTTGTACGGCTTTGGCTACTCTAGGCATTAGGCTGCGACTCCTCCGAATCTAGGATGACTGACGACGGTATTCTTGTTGCGCCGCCGCGAAGCATTATAAGGCGTACGGATAATTCCCATGACGGAATGGAGGGCATCTTTGATATCATCAAATGCAGGATTGTATTGGATAAGTTCCTGCTCCAACTCTTCGCAAAGTCCGCCAGCGTAGTGCCAGATTGTATGGTTCTCGTAGCGAGGGCTAAGAGCAGCATGGATTCGTTCCTCCTTTGTACCCATTGTTCGGGTGGGTCTGAAGTCGTCTACCGCCAGCACTAATCCATCGCGTCTGATGTCATCTCTGATACGCTCTGCAATTACTGCCTGGCCTGCGGTGACCTCGGCCCGGATCTTCTTGAACCCCCATTTCATATGGAGGTCATAGATCATTTTGTAGTATTCAGTCGTTTTGTTCGTGCGCTTACGCTTAATGTCAAGTATATAGATGTTGCCATCAACGTCGACTCCAACAATAACCACGACGGTATAATCCGCCGTCTTCCGGATGCTGAACGCAAAGTCAACAGCGGCGAAGATTGCGAGAGGCTTGCCATTGAAGCACCAGACGCCATCACGCTTTTTGAGAAACTCTCTATCGTAATGCTGGAAGTATTCACTGGCTATCGCTTCTTCACCCGGATCGTTAGGGTTATTGTAGTACTGGGCGTAGTATTGTGTGCGATCCAGATACTTGGCACGCTTGAGAGCAAGGACCTTAGCGTTGAAACCGAACCACTTGCCGTCGCCTCTTTGCTGGCGCGGCCATAGATACTGACCTGTACCATCTCCCATGTCCTCTACTTCTTTCTGCCACACCTCATATACAAGTGCGGAATCCAGGACTTCTCCGTGCTCGTCAACAACGTCTTGAGTAGTTGTGATGAGCGTTCCGTAAAGGTCCCTGGGATGGTAGCGTGTCCCCACAATCCACTCCTCTGCGTCGGTTGTTTCAATTGACGCCAGGAGAGAGTACTGTGATTCGACCTTGTCTCTACCATCTACGGTGTAAGCATTCTCTTTGATGACCACATCGTCAAGTACTGCGATGTTGCAGTGGAGGCCAGTGATTTGCGTAGTAAGACCCGCAGCAAAGACAGTGGCGTCCCTGACGCCTTCTTTCTTCCTGGCCGGATGGTCAACCATGATTTCTGTGTTAGTCCACTTCTCACGCTTGCCCTCATCTGGGTGAACCATATCGGGCCAGTACTTGCGGTACTTGGGATGGACCAATATGTCTTTGATAAACTTGAGCTGCTTCTCTGCGAGTCCGGAGGTGGCGCTGATGTACAACACCGTTACTGCGGGATTGCGCGTGATCTCCCACGCTACTCGGTAGGCAACCATTGTACTCTTCTGATGATCCCGTGGCAGCAGGACCATCTGATGTGTTCCTGCACCGTCTCTGAGCCACCATTTGATAAGCTCTTTGTGTGCGTGCCCGAGCACCCTATGGGGCGCTACGAGGGCTATGAATGTTAGGAGATCATCCTCTGCCGCTTGCCGGATGTCATCCGCTGTAAGCTTCGGCATTAGGGTGTATCGTACTGATCATACCGCCACGCCGAGCCATTACTAGCTCCACCAAGCGGGTATGTTAGGACCAGCCGGAAGGTGCTATCCGGATTAGCCCAGACGAACAGTCCGAGTAGGACTGTGCTTGCAGGCGTTACCGTAATTTGTTTACCGCTGTATACACCAGTATTGACATCATAGGCAGTGCTTAAATCATACTGCGCGACGATCACTGCGGCGCTGTGCGTACCTACTACAAACAGTTTGCTTCCGTCAGGACTATAGATTATGCAAAATAGATTGGTGTCAAACTCGGTGCTTACATCTAAGGCTTGGCCTTGGTCTGTCGAAGTATCGGCATCTCCGAGTACACTCATCTGGTGGTGATAAATTGCACGGTCGCCCACGTCAGCCGACATTGCATACATGTCGAGATTATTGGGTGCTACGACGAAAGCGGTGGGTGTAACAGGACTGGCAATACCGCCTAGGAACCCCGATACACCTGTCAAGGTATATGGATTACCACCAGAAACGTCGCCAACTTCATCATTAGCGAACGGATCAGCAGACACAAATATGTCACCTGAACCACCGGACCTACGTATGCGATAGAATTTGTCGTTGGCTGGAGGCAGGGAAATAGCCCGTTGTAATTGGGTAGGTGCGCTCCAGTCATGGGTGAGTTCGAACGACAGTGTCGATAGATCACCCGGCGTTGACAGGCTATACTGCCAGGTCTCCCAAGACGAGGTCCTATTAAAGTACGCTCGGGTTCCAGCTACATTAAAGTATGGAGTGTTGTGGTTGTTACCAGAAATCGTGAAAGCGCCAGCAGCGGTCGTGAGACTGTAGCTGGTGATATCCGGATCACCGGATGCGGCCAGATCAAAACTGAATGGCTCTGCTGCATTGACAAGCCCCTGGTCGTCGAGGTAGTGTTTCCACATATCGTCGACTGAGTGGGCGAGTATCTCTGTATCGGATAGGCCCAGGAAATTGCCTAGGGCCTTGCGGAAGTCTCCGTCAATGCCTAGACCAAAGGGTCCACCCTGTGCTGCTATCGCGTCGATGATCCTTTGATCATCGGCGCGAGGTGGGAAGATGTGTGCTCCATCTGAGTCTGTCATGCTACCTTCATACCTATGCTGGCGGCGTCAGCCGCGAGATCCTGTGCGTCACGCTCTACTTCTTTGAGGTGCGCTTTTTTTTCTTCTTTCGTCGGCCTGCCCCTGCGCTTTTGCTCTGCGGGCGTGTACCGCTCCGCGAGCCACTTGGTCGCTTGGATTTTCCTAGCGTCTTTCCCGGATGCTGTGGCATTGTCTACCTCTTCAATCATTTCAAAATAACGCTCTGACTCCATCTTCACACGGAGTTCATTACGCCATTCGGTTACTAGCTCTTGGAACCACTTGGAGCCAAGCAAAGCTTGCCAGTGGTCCCATGAACCGAGCAGCCTAATGGCTACTTGATACTCCGTGGGATCGCTGATCTCCATGTACTTCTCGTAGAGACTGATGTATGTCTTACCGTCGCGCGAAATCTGATGCTTCTTAGTGGTGAAGTGGGCCGGATACGATTCGTGTCTGTGCTCCCAGAATAAGGACTGGGTTCGGAATCGACCCTGAGAGTCCTTGAGCTGATCAAAGATCTCCGGCCCAACTTCGTCAGGCTCGGCAACCCCTACGGGGTTGGTTGGTAATTGATTCACAAGATGGTCCAAGTTCATGCAATCTCCATTGTAAGGCACCAGCCCCAGGGAATCGACCCTGGAAACAACGCACCAGCCGAACTCCATTAGAGGATCTCCACCATTTAGCCAATGTCTCTGTGCATATAAAACCCCTTGGTCTTGGGGCCGACTTAAGCTGTAGCTTCAAAGATCCGGAAGAACTTTTGGCCGGTCGCCGCCTCTCACCAGAGCGACTGGTATAAATTATCGTCTGTCTAGCTTCGGTGCGTACCATCTTGCGCAGGAGGGGACTTGATTCCTCACCATGTTCTGAGATTTCTCTGCTTGACGCAAGTAGGCGTTCTGCACGCCGTAAGCTTCTACTTCACGCTGGTTGGCCTTCTCGCAGCCTTCATAACCCTCGTATTCGTAGTCGTTGTTCATGTCCTGAAGCCAGTGTGTGAACTCATGCACTAGGATGGACCTAGCGTACTCGTCTGTCTTCAGGTCGTATTCTTTTGACAGCCATATCTTGCCGTCGTGGTATACGCCCCGTATGCCGCACCCGTTAGGTGCCATTGGGCATATCATTAGGCTCAGCTCGGCGGGCGTAGCGAAGGATATCTCTGGATAGCCTCCTGGGTCTTCGTAGCCTGTAAGTAACAGCGTCCATGCCATTAGGACCCGCATCATCTCTGCCCAGGCCATTAGTAGAACAGCCTTACGGCATCCTCCCTGGCCAGGCAACCTGAATTGTATCCTACCGTCACCCAGATCTTTTTCTGGGCTGCGCACAGCTCTTTTCGAGCCTCGATCTGCTGTAGCTGAAAAGCGCGGTCCTCTCTCATGAAGACACGCTTCTTGCACTTGATAATGTCTTTCTCTTCCGCGAAATGCGCGGGGCAGTCGTCCGCCATCTCTGGCGTGGCGCTACATCCGGTCACACTGAAGAATAGCAGCGCTAGCGCCGCTACAAACAGTAGCTTAAAGGGCCAACGGGCCTCCTGAAGCAAGATTGACCAGATCTTATCAAACATGTTCTCCTCTATGGGAGCGCCGACGAAGTCGGGCGCGAACCTAGAGATAGCCCCAAGTGTACTGAGACATATCTAGAATAGTAACCATTCTACGAATGGTAATACTTTCTTTTATGTATTAGACAATAGTTAGAGGAGAAAGTTCAACATTTCTATGAGAAATTTAAGACCTCCCTTTCGCCAGAGGCGATGGCTTTCGATCCCCCTCCCTCCCCCTTATGTCAAATCGACCAAATGTGGTCATTAAATCCCATATGCAGCAGAATTATGTCAAGTGGCACGGATATTGCAACGCGCAGGCGATAATATTGCACACGTTACACGACAATCAACTAGTTGATTGTTATACAGTTCGGATAGTTTCCACTCTGCTCAAAATCCACACCATGTCAACCTACGGTTGACTATGGTGTGGATTCCATATATGCTACGTCATGCGCCCGGTATCTACCACGCGAGGCAAAAGTGGGGCTAGGATTCCCCCCTCTTCACGTAGTGAAGGGGGGAATCCGCCCCAACAAGGAGTTCGAAATGTCCATGACCAATTCGCTGCAACAGCTAGCTTTGCTAGCTGGATACAAACCGGAGCCAGTGCCGAAGGCACTTGACTTCGACGACGGTTACACAGGCTATAGCGATTCGTACAACTACTTCGTAGTTGACTACGACGACCTGATTGAGTCGCACCATCAAGCTTTGCTTGATGAATACGACATTATCGCCACACTCAGCGAAGCTGAGGCCAACTGGAGCTAACGTGACAATCACACGACGCTACATAGGCTATGTTGCTGGCCGGTCCATTATCCTACCGGATAATGTAGATCGGCTGGCTTACTGCCAACGATTCAAAGTACCAAGCGATTGCTTGGTACTTAGGTACTCCGAGCTACAATGTTCTGTGAACATTGAGTTCGCCACTCCCCACAACTTGCCGAAGGCAAGGAAGGACATGAAATGACCACACGTAACGTCATGACCGTAGAGCAAGCTCTACGTAGTGCTGCTGCCGAGTTCATGGCAGATCGAGGCCCTCAACTGTTCATCACAGATGAACAGGTTGAGAGGGAAATGTCCACTAACATGCTCCAGTGTAGTTCCCAATGGGAACGACTGGAGTTCTATGGCCTGCCCCTCATCGAAGATGAGGGATTCTACGATGACACTCCAGTTACACTGGAGGTCATTACACTCGATGCTCCGCCTCGCGCACAGTGATTACCGCGTGCGAGGCACCGAGACCCTATCTCTCTCGTCAGGGGAGGAGTCTTACGACTCCCCTGACAGAGAGAGAAGGGGAGAGTTTTGAAAACCCAACAGACGAGGCCCAAGTGGTCCGAAGGAGTTGAAAATGGGTGACAAGAGAACGAGCATGAAGGACGTACTCAACGCAGTTGAGTCGCAGACCCAGAGCATTGATGCTCTGGTCACGGCATTAACCGCCAACGCTATTGCCCCGGCAGCTATTGCTGCCCCGGTAGTTGATGGTGGCGAAGCGCCGAAGGTCGAGGTAGCCGAAGGCTACATGGCTAAAATGACCGAGAAGGCAGCCAACCACGCCACTACCAAAGGTAGTGAGGTCGTGCTTTATGCACGAAAGAACCAACGTGGCGAGACCAAGCTGGCCTATGCACTGAGGGATCGCTTCGATTCGCTCAATGACAAGGGCTTGATTGGCGCTGTCGGCACATTCCAGCCGTAGGCTGGAGTGTTCAGGGTAACACAGCATAGCTGTGTTATCTTGAGCATTAAGCGGAGTGGCACATCACTCAGATAATCTTGCGACGGTATACCACGCTCGATTGTGTTTGTTTGTGCCTACTCCCACACTTTTTTTGCCCGTTGGATTTGACATAACGTCACTGTTCTTTGATAGTGGCATCTAGTCTCATAGGACTGAACCCATAGGTGAAACACAGGCTCGGTAGTTGACGTCCATGCCCTACCTAAGTAGCCGTGCTATATGGGGAACGACCGTCGAGTGTAAAGCTGGAGCCACTATTAAAGCATAGAACGTGTGTCTTGAGTGACCAACACCTATGTATTGGACGCTTGCTCTCACCAAGTAGCGATGACATTAGAGTCAGAGCTACGCTGTCACTGGTAAGGTACTTGAAGTACCTAACCCTGTGGACCAGAGGTTGAGTGTAAAGGCAGGCGTCCACCTATTCTACCACTGTCCTATTAAGGAGGACACCATGAACCAAGTGAAACTGAGGTATGCAAGGGAACGACTGAGTTCCATCGTTGCACTGAAGTGTAGTGCAGTACCGGGGTATGACCATGAGGACGAGCTTGAGTGGGACGACGTACTCAAACGTCTGCGTGCTGGCACAGCCACCGTCAACTGGAACACCATTGGCAAATCGAAGAACCAATGGGGCCACAGACATGGCATTAGCGACAGTATCGAGCATCAGGTTGTCGGCAAAGAGAACGCTGCTATTGAGCGGCGTAACAAGGCAGCCAATGTCCGTCGTGACAAGGCCCAAGAGAAGATACGTGCAGCGGGTCGCCGGGTAGAGGACGAGCTAGTGTTGGGTGACGAGGCCAAGGCAATGGCCCTGCTTGACAAGTTCGCTGCCTCATGAGGGGCTTCTCACTTATCGAGCTGTTGATTGCACTAGCTATCGCTAGTATCCTGGCAATGGTCGCTGGCCCCCTGATATTTGGGGGCATCGACTGTAAGAAGCAGAGGATAGGGTGGATACCTAGTGCCAAGGTAAGTGCTGCTATTGGTGAGGTAGGCTCGGCCTACCTTGACCTCTTACGTAGGACTGAGTTCATCCAAGGTCCCATTGACATCGGTGAAGTGGACCTTGGCCTTGATTATTGGGGCAACCCTTATCAGTTCCTCGACCACTCAACTGTCAATGGCAATGGACCCAAGCGTAAGTACAAGAGCAACGTACCTGTCAACAGCAGGTATGACTTCTATAGCATGGGACCAGACGGTAAGACAGCCACACCTATGGTGTCGGAGCCGGGTGGTGATGACATTGTAATAGCTAACGACGGCAGCTACGTAGGTGTAGCCTGCTTCTACGGAGACTGACATGATTGCATCTGAACTGATTGTTATTACCCTGCTCATTATCTATTCGATCTGCTTAACATGGATGTGGGCTGTAGCACATGCCGAAGTTAAGGACCGGGCATCAGCACTCAACACAGAGTATCTTGCTTGCCAAAGGGATCGTAACGTGGCATGTGAGAAGTTCGACTCGTTACTGGCCCATCTCAATGCAATATGTCTGATAGCGGAGGATGCAGACCAAGCTGCGGAGCGTACTGAGTTCACGCACCGATACGAGACACCACTCTCGGAACTCAATGCTCGTATCATGCAGACCCAAGATCATGACGTATTCTAGCATCGAGGACTACTGGTTCTGGTACGTACACATGTACCAGCATTTCGACAACTACTAAGGGTAAGGACATGGCAAAGACCCGAACGGTAGTCACGACATTGAAGTGTCGCTTGGATCAAGTGATCACTCAACGTGACACCATAGCACAGGACGGTACAATCACGGAACGTGAGGTCATAATGGAAACACCGGACCTTGTATCTATTGACTTTGATATGCTGCGACTAGCAGAAGAGGTGAGGGACGATGTACATAATAAAGAATGACCATCGCAATGCGTTCAAGACCTATGATGGGTGGACCACCATCGAAGATGGTGTACTCACTGGGTTGCAGAATGTGATGCGCTTCACTGAACGTGAGGCTACGCTCAACGAGGCCCGGCTACCTAGTGGTAGTCGGTTCATTTACTTTCCCCGCCGAAGGTGGAAGGATTTACCATGACTGATAAGACAGAGACAGAGACCATTGAGATCCACTTGTCTGAGCATGAGCTATTGACGTATGCCATGCTCGCACATGACGAGGACATTACACTCAATGAATGGTTCGTGCGTGCTATACGAGCACGCCTTGAAGCAGAGGGTATCACTGATGACACACTCGACACTAGCTGACCTGCGTAGGTTGTACCATCACCTGATACATGGTGGGCGGTGGAACTATAACGTAGATACCGACCGGCTAGCTCAAGGTATCCGCACTATCGAGGAACTGGACGAGGGTAACTGCCGTCGTCATTGCACTACAAGCAAGACACAGTTCGCACGTGGTGCAGAGTGGGCTACTGGATTCCTTCCCGATGGTTGGGAAGAGGCATACACTGAGCTAAAGGGACGAGAGCAATGGAAGACTACGAACGAAAGCTAGTGCGGGTAGTGGTCGGCCTGCTGCTCATCACTATCGTGTGCATACATGCTGTGCTATAGAGACAGAGCATGGTGTAGTGAACGACGATGTGGTAACCTAGAGTGTAGCCGCAACGTAACACCCGAGGTACATAAGGCAGCTTGTCATTGGTGGAATGGTGACGACTACCCTATATCAATATCGAATTTCAAATCAGATGACTGTGGCTACGTGCCACTGAAGGAGGACGTATGCGTTTTAAGGACAGGTGGAAGCGGCACTCAATCGCCGTGCCCAAGCTCACTCGGACCTATGAACGACTCGTTAAAGCAGACGATTGGACCCGAGAAAACAAGCGAGCCAATCACGTTAAGGTTGAAGAGATAGTGTATGCTCACAACGTGTACCGCCAGGTAGTAGACGGTAAGGTAACCAAGCAACTATGGCACAAGGGTGCATTGGTTGGGTCAGTGTGATGTGGCTTGTACTCAGTGCCATCGCACTAATCACAGGACACATGGCCTTGGCCATTGTGTTCTTCATCATGTACTCCATTGGAGATAGCTAATGACCATCCGACAACGCATTGCGTACCGCAAGGCTCGCTTCTATGATAAGCTGAGTGACTACGCCAAGTGGAGAGCACAAGACCTGCACTACTACGCCGAGACAGGGCGTGATAGGATGGCCGACCTCGTAGCACTACACCTGGGCATGAAAGGGGACGACAATGAATAACCTCACTGGCACACTGGCAGTAATAGCCTTGTGTCTCATCAGCTACCGAGTGTATGAAATTGGAGAGCTATTGCGAGAGCGTCATGAGGCATCAGTAACGGCGGAGTGTACTGCCCCTACTGTATGTCGTAACGAATTCGGACACAGAAAGGAGTGTTGACAATGTGGAATAAGATCATGGAGTACGTGTTAATCGCCGTCATCGTAGGTATCATCATGGTGACATTACTCATAGCTGGAACGCTGCTCTTACCTGTGTTTGTATTGGGCTGCGGCACACTAACAGTAGCTTGGGTGGTAGTGAAGTTCTCCTCTCTCTTCCGTCGGAGCGAAGCGACGACGGAGAGAGAGAGGAGGGAAGGTGGATGATGCAACTCACAGTAACGAAGAACAGATTTGATGCACCGAATACAATCAGCCGGTTCCATGCAAACAGGCAAGCTATGTTTGATGCAGTAGCAGAGTGGGACGGTAGTTGGCCCGGTGTTAAAGAGTGGAACGTGTGGTTTAACGACACGATCTTCGGTCGATACCGCAACCTAGCCGAGCTTCACAAGATGGAAGCCGAGGTAGCAGAGGAAGAATCAGATGAGCACATGGATGCAACAGCACACAGCGAAGCTGTCGAGGTCGCCGCTCTCAGTGGGGAAGAGTTCCTTACTGAACTCGACGAACTCCTTACTGACGATATCCCCCTCGAAAGTATTGTCTCCCCAGTGGAGCAGCGGAGCGTGGTCACACCTGAACAGGACGATGAAGCTAGGCCAAGTCTGCCTCTCATTGACATCACGGTGCGCTCATGACTTCAACCTCACCGGGAACCACGACACCCTCGGACGAGAGTGGACCTGCTCCAAGTGTGGACACACCGAGGGTGAGTAAGGCCAAGCTATTCAAGCACGACACCATTGAGAAAGAGAACTTCGATCTCGTTGCTAAGGTAGTCGAGCTTATCAATGTCATCGGATGGAACGACGATGATACTTATACGTTCGAGGATGGAGAACGATGGGCGAAATTCAACCCGGAAGGAGAGACCAGTGAAGATCAGGATTGAAGCAGTACTAGGGCAGCAGGTCGATGTCACCTATGACATTGACGATGCGACCCTTGATCAGATCGTCCACGACGAGCCACAGTTTGAGGACACACCCAATGATCGAGTCATAGTGGCAGCGGAGATAGCACAGGAAATGTTCGATGCTGACTACGAGTATGACAACCTCGATCACATCACCATGTACGACGACGAAGGGATTGAGCTATGAGTGACGAAGAGGTAGTAACCAAGGACATTGGGCTAGCTGATCAGTTGACAATGGATGACTTCATCCGTACACTGGTGGCTCAGATGTTCGAGAACGACAACGACACAGCCGAGCTAGAGGTTGTACTCAAAGGGTCCGAGGGGCAAGAGCCACCGCGCCTCATGCTTCAGTTGAAGCTGACCTCCATCAACGGACAAGCTACAGAAGGAGAGGACAATGGCTAGTGGCGGTTCACTAAAGGGTAAGTACGACAGCGATATCATCGCTGCTATTGTCGAGACCAAGCAGCAGGAGGACCTTGCTAATGTCACGGACCCATTCACTGAGATCGAAGACTACAAGGTGGACGTACCTGCCGGGTCAGTCCTGTTCAGTAAAGCGTTCTGGAAACCCAAAGAGATACCCGATCTGGCAATCACTATGTTCAAGCCCGAAGATTGGGACGAGGAAGCACAGTTTCATATACCAGCGGTCGATCCCAACTGGATTTGGAACAAGCAAGTTACGGAAAAGTTTGCTCTCGCTATGTACTGCGGCGATACCACTCTACTGCACGGATTACAGGGAACCGGTAAGTCGTGCCTTGCCGAACAGTGGTGCGCTAAGTTTAAGATTCCAGCGTGGCGCATGTCATGTAACCGAGAGACAAGGGAGGCCCACTTCCTAGGCTCACCATCAGTGGAGTACAATGATGAAGGACAAATGTTCATCAAGCAAGAGCCAACGATTCTCACTGATAGCCTCCGGTATGGAGGGATGTTCATTGAGGATGAAGCGTTCAGACACAACGCAGCTCTCGTCCTCCAAGCACTCCGTGAAAAGAATACTCGCAGCATCCTACTTCCTGATGCACCGGGTCGAACATCTGAGGAGCGTAAGCTCGTTGCACCTGACGGTCGATGGTGGTACACACTCACGGACAACACATGTGGATCTGGAGACGAGACAGGTATCTTCGACGCTGAGGTGCAAGATGCCTCCACGCTTGACCGCATCGGCGCATCAATTGAAGTTAAGTACTTGGGCAAACCTCAAGAACGTCGCATCCTCAAGAAACATTGCAACCTGAACACACCCATACTTGATGGGATGCTCGACTTCACCAAGCTAGTACGCAAGGCGTTCGAGCAGCAGAATCTACTGGCTACACTCAGTGTTCGGTCCCTGTTAGCATGGGCCGAGAAGATTGAAATGACAGGTAGCATAGAGACTGGCCTCAAGATGTCATGGTACGACAAGCTGTGCAATGACGACAAGGCTACCGTTCGGGATATGTTCCATCAAGTATTCGAGAGGGCCTTATGAAGAAGATCAGCTCAGTACTCGACGTCAACAACTTGACCAGCGTACTACAGCGGCGGTGTAACTCAATGGGTATCACCCTTGAGTGGTCACAGACTAAGCACATCGCCATGACTGACGGGCAACGCATCATACTGCCCGCCATCCACCAACCAGTAACCCAAGAGGCATTGGATAATTTGTATGGGTATGTGATCCACGAATGTGGACACCACTCTAGGGCCGAAGCGTTCACCATTCTCAATGCAGCGAAGCCACCGCAGGCACTGTGTGCTATGTACAACATCGTGGAAGACGATGCAATGGAGCGGGACGTAGCTCGAGCCTATGCTGGTGATGCCAAGGCACTCGGGCAGCACAACGCACGTACCATTAAGAAGATCGGTGAGACATGGAAGGAGACCATTGATACGTGGCCCGACGACATAACCGAGCAGGACATGGCACCAGTAGCGGTCACCGCACTGAGCCAGCTCTCTCGTATGTCGTGGGACAGCTACTCCAACGTGAGTCGGCACATCTTCATGAACAACCTGCATCCGGTAGCTAAGAAGCTGACCGATGATCTGGTAAGTGAGGGTTGGGTCGACAAGATGGAGCAGGTCGGTGACGAGCATGACACTTGGGACCTAGCTGTTGACCTAGTGAAGCGGCTGTATCCTGACGCTGACGAGGAGCAGCTTGAAGAGTGTCGCCAAAAGGGACACGACGGCCCCTCTGAAGAGGGTGAAGGTGAAGAAGGTGAGGGCCAGAAAGGAGAAGGTGATGGTCAAGGTGACGGTGAGGCCCAAGGTAAGGGAGACAACGGTGAAGGCAATGATGGAGAGGGGACTGGAGAAGGAGATGCTACTGAAGGCGATGGACTCACTGATGGCGAGGGCAAACTTCCCGGTGAGGGTAAGGTTATCCATTGGAAAGAGGCAGTAAACTCACAACATGACGAGTGGCAGGCCAAAGATTTCAATGCACCTGCCGGTAACATCGGCATTGACTGGACCGACTACAAGACAGGCAAAGTAGCGCTCATGCCACAGAAGCTGATCAATGTGGTGGACTGCACCAAGAAAAGCAGCGAGCCAATTGAAGATCACAAGTACTACCGTAGCTGTGGTATACCTGAAGCGTTCATGCCTGACAATAAGGAGAGCCGAGCCTTTGCCAACCAGATCAGGCGGTATGTGCAAGCCCAAGCTAGGGTGAGGTTCGAGCGAGACAAGTACCACGGTCGGCTGGACAAGGGCAGCATAGTCAAGCTAGTCCTACCACCCATTGATGGTGGTGAATACAACAAGCGTCTGTTCTATCAGATGCACAAGGCAGAAGCACAAGACACGTGCATCATGGTGCTTACGGACTGGTCCGGCTCAATGCAGGGACAAAAGATGGTACATGCAGCAGATGCCAGTGGTCGCTTAGTGCAGGTGTTCGACCGCATACTGCGGATGCCAGTACAACTGGCCGCCTTCACTAACGGCAGATCCAGGTGCGACATTGGCCTCATCAAGAAGTTCGATGATCGCAGCGTGTCTCCATTAGACATAGCCAGTGGGTTCTCCAAGTTCTACAAATACAGCTCAGCTAACAATGACGCTGATGCTGTGATGTGGGCATACAACCAGATAAGGAACCGCAAAGAGAACCGCAAGATACTGATGGTACTCAGTGATGGGTGTCCAGCAGGCACATGGATGCGTGGGTGTGGCAGTAGCAACCTGTCCTACGTTACCAACCATATCCAGAAGGAAGGCAAGGTAGAACTCTATGGTGTGGGCATATGTTCCGACGCCGTGGAAACCTACTACGAAAACGTACAGGTCTTGGAAGATGAGACCCAAATCAACCGAGCACTATTCGAGATCATTAAAGGAGGCGTTAAAAATGCCAGACAACGAAGAGTACAACAAGATCATTGACCATGTAGACGAGAACGGTGAGACACACAAGGCTATGAAGCTGAAGATACCCGTATCTCGACCAGCGACAAGCGGTAGGTTTGCCTCAATCGTGTATGCCTTCATCATAGTTGGCATGATCCTCCCGTTCAGCTACCCTACCTTGGCAGCATGGTCCATCGTGGGCCTAGGTATAGCCTGCTTAGGTTGGTTCACACTATACCGTTTTGCCAGTTCCGCAGCGAGCAGGCACAACAATGACCTGATGATGATGGAGGGTCTGTTCTTTGCCCAAGGCAAGATGATGGAGCACTATCTTACTGAAAACCAAGAGAAAAAAGAAGGAACTAATGACAACGAAACTTGTCTAAGTAAGGACACAAAGGAAGGAACGGGCGATCCAGTGGAACCGTCCGAGCTTAAAAGTGGCGAGTAATGATTGACCTGACTGACTGGACAAAACATATACGCGACCTCGACAGAGGTGAGTCCATTCGAGTCAACCATCATGACTGTCCAGCGGGTCAAGATACCCGACGACGATTGTATCTGACCAAGCCCGCTGGCTCTCCGGATGTAGTGCTAGGCTATTGCCACAACTGCCAAGACAAGGGTGTACTGAGCATCAAGACAGGCTCGGGTAACTACCGACAGTTCGATGCTCCTCCCGACAGTGTGGACCTGCTCCCTAATAACGGGGAATTTTCTGCGCCAAAAAATTTGGTGACTGACACAACAGAGTGGCCTACTGAAGCAATAGCGTGGCGTATCCGAGCCAACCTAGACTCGGACGTATGTGAGGGCCTCGGCATAGCTTACGATCCATCAACGCACCGAGTGTACCTGCCTATGTTCGACACCATGTACTATGCTGATCAGCACCACATGCAAAGCTTAGAGGGCTATCAATTGAGACGATTAACAGACCGGGGACCGAAGTATCTAACCGCAGTAAAGGATTCTGACCGACAACCAAGTACGTTATTGCTCCCCGACCATGATGCTACGGCCCACAAGAGACAAGTGAAGATGGGTGTGCTAGTGGAGGACCTGATCAGTGGTGCAGCGGTAGCTAATGCGTGCCGCAACACACCATGTAAGGTCGAGGTCATTGTCAACTACGGAACAAAGGTGACACCCGAGGTACTGGCCCGGTGTACTGAGTACGACAAGGGGCTAGTGTGGTTGGACAACGATAGTGAGCATGTGTGTGACCAGTCACACAAGATAGCGAGAGTATGGCGCATGATCAGCGGCTCATACGTAGCTGTCGAACCACAGGCCAAGGACCCCAAGAATTTATCGGACCTAGAAATCTACGACATCATTAACGAGCACGCCAATGGATAATATTGACCTTGATATCCTCAAGTTCATGAGCGAACGAGAGAACTATGACACACACAAGAGTACGATCACGAAGAACCTATGCACTAAGGAATCGTGGCGTCTAGTCGAGGACTTCGGCAAATACTTTGACGAGTTCCCCAACGTAACCGAGATAGATAAAGACTTCAACCTATGGTTCCGGGTCACTGGACACCCCGGTTGGAAGGCAGAGGAACATGAACTCTACAGTAAGATTATCAGTAACGTGCAAGAGAGTAAAGCCCCTGTACGGGACGTATTCCTTGCCCAGTTGGAGCGTACTAGACAAACTGAAATCATCGCATCCCTTTATGGTGAACTACGTAACGGGGGTATCACTCTTGATGAGTTCCACACAGATGTGGCGGGACTCCCTAAAACCGGGGGAGCTACTGTTCGGGAACAGACTGTGCAATCTTTCACTCTCGGAGCTATCTCTGCGGATCGTAGATCGAACGCCGGATACTACTGGCGACTCGAAGACCTCAATAAGAGCATCGGTCCAATTAGAAAGGGAGACTTCATTGTCGTAGGCAAGCGGCCAGAAGTTGGAGGGACATCGTTCCTAGTCAGTGAGCTAGCACACATGCTAGAGCAGGGCAAGGGGAACGTGGTACTGTTCAACAATGAGGAAGCACCGGACAAGGTATTCACTCGCATGGTATCAACGGCCCTCGATGTAGACCACCGCACTATGATGCAAGCTGACAAGCTGTATCAACAGAGGTACGAGGCGTGGCTTGATGGCCGAACGTGGGATCTGGTACATGATACCAGCATGACCACCGGCAGCATCCATGCCCAACTAAAGGAGAAGGAGTATGGTCTCATTGGCATTAACGTCCTGCTTAAAGTCGGCGGAACGTCAGCGAAGGAGGATCATGATAAGTTCCAGGCACTCGGAGAGGAATTCCGTAGAATTAGCCAAGAGTACGGACCGGTCATTGCCATTGTACAAGCTGATCCTTCTGCTGAGGGTCAGCGTTTCATCCCACAGGATAGGATCTATAAATCTAAGACTGCATTGCAAGGCGAGGCCGACGCACTCGTCATGATAGGTAAGGACCACGACCTACCCGACACCAGTCGGTTCATTAACGTGGCGAAGAACAAGATACCCCCGGCTCCATGTACTGACATCAGTGTCAAGCACATCAAGTCGGAGGTCGAGTTCGACATGGGGACAGGGCGGTACACATCGCTGAACTACAAGGGGAACAGTCGTGATTGACATTACCGTAGATCTAGAGACCACGGCCAATGGTCCGAACAATAGCCCCGAAGCACACTGGCCACAGAATCGTGTGATACTGTGGGGTTGGCACGAACCCGGTGGTCCCATCCGTACTGACACCACTGGCGGTGACCTCAAGAAACTACTGGTCGACTGTGTTGACAACGGGTTGCAGGTACGTATCATCGGCCACAACCTCAAGTTCGACTTGAAGTATATGATGCGTGAGTGGCCTGACCTACCGTGGCATGAGTTCAACTATGCTTGCACTATGCACCGGCACTACAGGCTGACGGGACACAAGGACAAGTTCATTAGTCTCGAGCAACTGGCAGCATACCACACATTCCCATTCGTCAAGGGTCTCAATCTAGGTGCGCTCATCAAGTCGGGCATCAAGATGGAGGACATACCTATGACTGATCTGATCCCATATCTTGAGGAAGATGTGAAGATCACACGGAACATAGCGTTCGCCCAAGATTCAGTGGACCCCTTGCTCGAGAGTGCATTGGTCCTGCCCTTAGCACACATGGAGCTACTTGGATTGAAGCTCGACAGTGTGCAGGCAGCCAGCCTCATGACTAAGTTAGTGAAGGACGAGGCTAGGCTGGCCCATGAAATGGAATTATTTATAGCTACCCACCTACGGTGGAGCACTGGTGACCCCGTGATCGCAGGTGAGGTGAAGTTCAATGCACCCCGGACCATCAGCTACCTGCTCACTGGCAAGCCAGTGGCAAGCATCATGGATAGTAAGCGGATACTTGAATGGAAGACGGGCAGCGCGCCCTTACTGCCAGCAAGTGACTGGTCGACCTTCTGGCCAGGTAAGGTGCCGACCAACCTCGGCTTCCCAATGCCAGCAGATAAACTGAAGCAGGTGCAAGCAATGTATCCCGGCTATGACTACATAAAGTGGGTGCTAGAGTACCGCAAGGTACAGAAGCTGATGAACACGTACGTCGGCCCCTTCTTGGAGAAGACCAAGACAATACCGACGGTTCACCCGAAGATGAACGTCAATGCCACGGCAACGGGGCGGCTCAGTTCATCTGATCCCAACGGGCAGAACCTACCACTCGCAGCACGGGAGCTGTTCGAATCTACACATGGGCTGTTCCATGAGATAGACTTCAAACAACTGGAGGTCGTGTGTCTCGCTGCTATTACAGAGGACCCGCAGCTCATTGCCGATCTGAACAATGGGGTGGACGTTCACTTCAAGACAGGCCAGCGGGTCATGGGTTGGAAGACACCCGCTGATATGACAGACGATGAACGTAAGCTAGTGAAGAACGTGAACTTCGGCCTGATCTATGGTGGTGGTGCAGCAGGGCTGGCACTACAAACAGGACAGACCAAGAAGCTAGTCAAGTCCCTGATAGATGGGTTCTATGATCGCTACCCCGGCGTTGCCGATTGGCAAGCCAAGTTCTATAAGCAGGTAGCACGCAACCTCAAGCCCTATGACATTAAGGATGGGGAGCAGAGATACCACTCGTATGTAACGCTGCCTATCTCGAACAGGAAGTTCCACTTCGTGGAGTCAGCGTCACCCAAGTGGCTGCGCATTAAGACGGGCCGGAAGTACAGCTTCAAGCCCACGGAAACGAAGAACTATCCCGTGCAAGGATTTGCAGGGGGAGACATTGTCATGCTGGCACTGGTGCTATTGCACCAAGCCCTGTGGGACTTTAGCAATACGGATATTAGAATGACAGTGCATGATAGCATCCTCGTAGATTCGGACCTCGACGTCCATGACCTGGAAGTAATTATGCAGAGCGTATGTATCAAAATCGTAACGGTGTTCAACTTACCGTTCGCATTAGCGTTCGACATTAAGTCGGGCAAAAACTGGAGGTAAGACAGAATGACTGAGCAAATCAGTGGAGTAATTGATAGCATCTTCACCAAAGAAGTGCAGATTAAGAGAGGCCCCAAGGCTGGCTCAACTAGCACGGTGTACCATGCTATGATACAAGGGCACGATGTGAACCTCGGGTTCCAGTGTGCATTTCAAGAGGGCGAGAGTGTCACCCTTAACGTGGAGCAGAAGTATGGTGGTTATCAGGTGGTCCAAGGGAACGGGAGTGGTACGCCAGTTGCGCCCGCTCCAGCTAGTAACGCTGGACAAGCTAGCGCGCCCACTAAGGTATCGGCAGCGAAACCTGCTTTCCCTACGATTAAGAACACAAAGGACGTGTCCATTATCCGACAGAACAGCATGACCCATGCGTCCCGGATAGTGCGGGACATGGTTGACCTTGGTGTAGTAGCAGCACCGCCAACGGAAGCTGAATACGTCGAGAAGGTGATCGAGGTAGCGTACAGCATTGCTGACTTCAGCACTGGCTGGCGTGAGCAGAAAATGGCCGATGCTATGGCCGGGTACACAGAAGGAGACGAGTAATGTACAAGACCGTTGAATTGAATGAGTATCTCGACGAGTCCGATAAAAGTATCGCCGCACGTATTGGTGAGGACGAGGGCGACATTACATTGACCATTGAGTGTCAAGAGATTATTGTGAGTAAGAAAGATCTGCTTACGATACGGCGCTGGCTCAATGCTGTGATCCGAGAGGCTACCTAATGAGTGACCAGAAGTCCATAACTACACTCACCGCTGACATCTATGACGTACTGGATGCTTCCAAAGACCACACGCCGAACTCAGATAAGGCAGCAGAGTATGCCATGCGCATAGGTGGGGAGTTCGCAACGTCTACCCTGAAGCGGGACAAGCCCAGGGAACATGGGAAGTTGTGGGCTTCTGACCTCGGTAAGAAGTGCCGACGGCAACAGTGGTATCAGTTCAATGAGCCACATCATGGTGAGAAACTAACAGGCAACACCAAGTTCAAGTTCCTGTATGGTAACATACTGGAAGAGGCGGTGTTGTACATGGCAGAGGAGGCAGGGCATGAGGTCTCACACCAACAGTTCACCGTCGAGCATAAGGTCGACGACTGGACCATCCGGGGCAGGATCGACGCCATCATTGACGACGTCCTTGTCGACGTTAAGAGCACAAGCAGTTTCGGCTTCAAGAGGTACAAGACTGGCATCGACGCTTCGAATGACTCGTTCGGATACTTGGAGCAGCTCGGCTTCTACTCTGCGTTCGGTGATTATGGGGTCACACCCACTGATCAGGGCTTCGTGTGGATTGACAAACAAAACGGGCACATCAAGTATACAAGCGCTGCTGTTAAAAGTGCCGCGCAACTCGACGCCCTTGCCCGTGATATCAGTGACGCTGTGGAACAGGTGGCTGAGTCTGCCGTGCCCAAAGCCTTCACCGCTGCGCCCTATGGCAAATCAGGTAACGAAGCACTACCAATCTCATGTAGTTACTGTGCCTTTAAGCGACACTGTTGGCGCGACTCTAACAGTGGCAAGGGACTGCGAACATTTGCTTATAACCAAGGGCCGGTGCATTTCACGACCATTAAACGCGAACCTAATAGTACAGTCCCGGAGATAACCAATGAAGGCAAATCCTAAACACATTCAAGCAATGAAAGAAGGGAAGATACCGTATGAGAAACTACCTCTGGCAGTACTCGAAGCCGACGCAATCGTACATGCTCACGGTGCTGACAAGTACGGAGAAAGGAACTGGCGCATCGACAAGATACTTTGTTCCACGTACGAGGGAGCAATACTCCGCCACTTTATTGCTTGGGCGTCGGGAGAGGACACTGACCCCGACTCAGGCCAACCACATCTTAGCCACATTCGAGCGTGCTGCGGAGTAATGCTTGATGCACAGATGCACGGTAAATTAATAGACGACAGAGACCGAGCTGAATCAAAGGACAAAGACAATGAATGTACAACTGACTAGTACCAGCGGCATGAGTATGGACATCAATGTGATGTACTACTACTTCACGATGGATCAATTCCAAAACGTGACGCATGTGAACTATGCGTATGATGATCCGACTGGTCCGTATTCACAGAACATAGGGGACTTCGCTACTTTCAAGTCGATGAACCCCGGCTACTTATACATACCGGTGCCCTCTAGTGTCATCGGGAAATGAGTACGCCAGCAAGTTCGAGGCTCGCATCGCCAAAGAACTTGGAGAGGCAGGAGTGTCGTTTAAGTATGAGGAAATTTCCTATGAGTACGACGAGCCACTCAGGAAGAATAGGGCCAGATGCGCAGATTGCGATAGCACAAATCTATTGCGAACAGGCTGGTATACCCCTGACTTCTTTCTGGAAACGGGAGTCATCATTGAAACTAAAGGTAGGTTTACTGCGGCTGATCGTCGCAAGATGCTCGCCGTCAAGCAAGATCACCCCGATGTGAACATAGTGATGTTGTTCATGCGGGACAACAAGATACACCGCAACAGCACGACGTTCTACAGTGACTGGTGTATGGAGAATGGGTACGAGTACGCTATCGGACACCCCAAACAGGAGTGGTTGAAATGAAGAAGTGGACCAAAAGGAATCGTGTGTTCCTGAATAGCCCAGCTAGCGGATGCTTTGCTGGCGTGGCATGGTCGGTGGCGTTGGAGCAGCAGACAGATTGGCGCTCGGTAACCGACAAAGAGATAGACAGCGCCGACTTTGACCCAAAGAAAAAACCACAGAAGTGGGCCGTGGATGCCCACATTGAAATAAACAGGGAGGCGCTGGACCATTACGTCAGCCGCAAGGCTCACCTGCGCTCCGTGAAGAACATGCAGCGCGAACTGAACAGGTTTATTGCGCTGTCTGAGAAAGCGTTAAGGGACGCGGAGAAGGAAAATGCCAAGAGTTAAACTACCACTGAAGCTATTGTACTTGGACATCGAGACCACGCCCCTCAAGGGTACGTTCTGGAATCTATGGCCCAAGTACATACCGCTGAATCAAATGCAAGAGCCGACCTACATACTGTGTTGGGGTGCGCAATGGCATGGAGACCGAGAGGTAATCTTCTCGTCGGTCAAGGCTGACGGGCGAGAGAACATGATACGTCGGATGCACGCGCTATTGGAGGAGGCCGATGCTGTCTGTCACTACAATGGCAAGGCGTTCGACATGAAGCACCTGAACAGGGAGTTCGCACTCTATGGGTTGAACCCACCGAGTCACTACTCCCAGGTGGACCTGCTCAGTGAGGTCAAGAAGAACTTCAAGCTGCCGTCCAACAAGCTGGACTACGTGTGCCGATACTTCGGTCTCGGTGGCAAGGTCAAGCACGCAGGTATAGAGCTATGGTATGGCTGCATGGAGGGCAATGAGCGGGACTGGAAGATCATGGAGAGGTACAACAAGCAGGACGTTAAGCTTCTGCCCAAGCTGTACCGGTTCATGAGACCTTGGATCAAGGATCACCCCAACGTGGGCCTGTACATCAAGGACCCATTGAAGCCTACGTGTCCCAAGTGTGCCAGCACCAAGCTGCACAAGAAGGGGACACAGCACAACACCAAGAAGGCGTCGTACGACAGGTACACATGCCTGTCATGTGGTGAGCCGTGCCGTAGTAGGTTCCAGTCAGCCAAGACTAGCGCCAATGTACTAGTGAGGTCACAGTAATGGAGACTCAGGACTTCTACGACCACCTTGCTACCTTACGGGAGCAAGACCCGGACTACATCGTGGATGTACTAGATATATCCAGCGATGAATTATTGATGGCCTTCGGAGTGAAGGCCGCTAACTTTATCGAGGAAGAATATGGCTAAGTTTGTAATTACAGGGCTGCCACGCTCCCGAACGGCGTGGTTCGCAGCCTATCTGACCAACGGTGACACGTTTTGTCACCACGAAGCTATCTTTCACGGCAAGTCAATGGACCTAGAGGGCTACGCCAACGTCGGTAACTCCGACAGTGGCTACGTCCTCCGCCCCCAATGGGCAACGGAGCAGGACGATCACAGGATCGTTGTGATCCATCGGGATATTGACGAGGTACGAGCTAGCCTGGCCGCAGTAGGAGTGTTCGACGCATGGGATCTACTGCTCGACTGTGCCTCTAAGCTGGACGACTTGAAGGGTATGCACATGAACTTCGGACAGGTAGATGAGAAGCTCGAGGATATTTGTAACTTCATCGGAGTACCATATGACCATGACAGGGCGGAGTTGTTCAAGACCCTGCACATTGAACCAATGGACTTCACAGCATAAGGAAAGATAATGAGTCACGTATATTTTATAGGAGACCTGCACTTTGGACACCACAACATCAGCAAATTCCGGACGCAATTCCCGAATGAGTCTGTCCATCGGCAGTTCCTCATGGATACATGGACTGACACCGTTAAAAAGAGGGACGTTGTCTATGTTATGGGGGACGCAGCCTTCACTCAGGACGGCCTCGATTCTATTTGTACACTCGCGGGCCGCAAAATACTTATTCGGGGGAACCACGATCTCCTTCCCACTGAGGCTTACCTTAGTGCTTTCGCGGAAGTCTACGGAGCACTAGCATGGAAAGGACTATGGCTGACACACATCCCAATACACCCGTCGGAACTGTACGGGCGCACCAACGTGCATGGTCACTGTCACAGAGGCGGGCCATCTGGCGTCCACGATGCGGGGGCCGACTTCCGTGGCATCAGCTCAGGCGTGAAGGCAACATACTTCAACACCTGTGCCGAGTACCTACCCACACCATACAAACCGATCAACTACCACGAAATGAAGGGGTTAATCAATGAAACAATCTCGAAAGGTTAGCGCTACTGAGGCGTTCCTGAACATAGGAAGCGGCTTCATTATCGCTCTAATAGTATGGCAGTCATTGGCTGCCTTCCTAGGCATACCCATGCCCATAGGCACCAATGTGTTTATCACATCTGTGTTCACAGTAGTCTCAGTTGTACGCTCGTACATCTGGCGACGAGTGTTCACCAACTGGCTGAACGAGAAGCTTCATCTGTTCTATGGAGACACGGATGCCAATGCTTAGCACCCGGTGCGTGGCTTGCGGTCATGATTGGACCACGATCTTGAAGATCGAAGATTGGCCGCAGCCTTGCCCCGAGTGTGAAAGTAAACGGACGGTGATACTGCCCTCGTACCCGTCGAAGCCAATACACAAAGAGGGCGACCCCATGAGACAGGGGAACATTGACCCACCTATCAAATCATATGCCAAGGACAGGCGCAAGGGTGGAAAGGATACGACATGAACGATATAAGCAGGCCGTTTGAGCTAGAGAGTATGACAGCACATGACTTCCTGTGTGAGATAGCGGAGAATATTGACAACAGACCAGATGTAAAGATGTTCTCAATTCGATTTGTGGATAAGTTTCGAACTGAGCGGCTGATGACACTGGAGTTACAGCCCGTTGGTTGGGCGATAGATAAAACGGAGCATTAGTATGAGGTACATGAGAGTAAGTTCAGTCAAACAACGTATATCAGGTGGCATGATCTTGGCGATAGCCGTGATCACACTGATGGCGTTTGGCTGTCAAGACGACCCGGCATTTGCTGCCGAAGAAGAAGAGAAGAAAGCCACGCCAACCTATGAGATCTCACTGATCACATGGTACGACGAGGTTCCACCGTTCAAGAACGTATTTGTGTTTGTCTGGAAGAGTGCATGTGTACGCTTCAAGGAGAACACACAGATCAAGCTTGACCACTATTCAGACGACCCGCTGTTTGGGTCCATACTTGGCGATTGCCAGAGGATACTACAATGAAAGGAATGATTGCAATTTTATGGCTGGCCCTGTCCAGCTTCGCATGGGCTGACGGACCTGATGGTGACGAGCCTTGCTCACACCCCAATTTCGTAACCCATGAGTGCCTTGCCACGTTGGACCTCGACGGAGAGGATGGCTCGGACGGGACAGACGGCATCGACGGAGTCGATGGGGTTGATGGATCTCGAGGAGATGTCGGACTTCGAGGCGAAACCGGCCCCGCAGGGGCCGACGGCGTTGCGGGTGTGCAGGGCCGCATGGGTCCTTCCGGACCGCCTGGAACCGTCCCCACTGAGTGGTACAATGATATCCGAGGCCACTTCGCTGCAACATCAGCGGCTCAGGTGCATCTACCGCAGAATAAGAACAGCCGCCTCACGCTTGGCACAGCGCGCGTCATGGGACGCACTGGTATTGGCATTGGCTACGCCTATCGAGCATCTGACGAGGGCAGCACGGCCTTTACGTTAGCTCTGGGCCGCTCAAACAGCGCTAAGGTAGTCCAACTTGGCATATCGGTGGAGTTCTAGCCATGTTTGAGAGGCTAATTGACCTACTTGTCGAGTTCATTGAGCTATTCCAGTTCTTTGTATACATCGACGAGTTCGAGGGAGCCGTGGTTCTACGGGCCGGGAAGTATCACCGGACCCTAGGGCCGGGTGCTCATTGGATCATCCCATTTGGCGTGGAGGACCTGATTGATGTTAACACCAAGCCCGAGCCTTTGTACTGCGACCCCCAAAGTCTCCACACCAAGGACCAGTACCTTGTCAATATCCAGATCGGATTCACCTATCGCGTCACCTGCCCTAAGACTTTCCTCCTTGACTATGAAGATACCGAGGGTGCTATTGCCATGCTCATATCAGGGAGCGTCACTACGGCTGTACATAGAACGAAATGGAATGACCTGCGCCGTGGCGTATGGCTTCGCAGCCTTAAGACCCAAGCAAACCGTATTGCTAACAAGCGGGGAGCCGAGGTCGAAGAAATCATTGTACAAGATTTGGCAAACGGCGATGCGAATAGGCTCTGGATCGAAGGAGTAGAGCTATGAAATTTCTGCGCAAGCTAGTGACGTACGTTGTACGTATCTACATTGTGTTCGCCATCATCTTCACGTACTGGTACATCTATGACCGGGGCGTGGATGATGGCTATTGGGAGCATGAGGGAGAGGAAAATGCGTACGGTTGCGAAGTTATCACCGGCAGTTTGGTCTGACGAATTGAAGAAGGTGATGATTGATAACCTCAAAATGCAAAACGCCCCAATTAAGGGGCGTAAGGCTGATATGATAATACTGGATGATCTAGTTGAAATCAGTCATGCTGCTCTCAGTCACAGTCACCTAACGGTTCGTCGTGCGCGCGGATCACGGCTTCCAAGAGCCGGATATGTCCTTTTAGGGACGCATCGTTACCCGCTACCTGACCTAGTAGAGAAGGGGATATCCTCTTTATCGTTAACTGTTGATCAACAGACAGAGGCTCCAGAACAAAGTCCCGAAGAGGAACACAAATTGGACCTTCGACCGGGAAGGGTGTGGCACACCCGGCCAATAGCAAAACTACAAGCATTGAAGATACCCTGTGCTTAGAAATCATCCGTTCCCTCCTCCAAACTCTTGATGCCCGTGAACTCTTCATCGGGCTTCTTGAGTTCTTTGATAATCTCAGCCCTTCGGCTGACTAATCTCTTCTTCTCTTCCTTGACAATTCTTTTCTTCGTAGCCTCGGCTTTCTGCCGGGCTACGAGAGTATCACGCACGACCTTGAGTCTCTTGTTCTGATTCTTGAGATAGTTCATTCGTAAGATCAAGGCGGCCAGCCCGACAAGGGCGGTCCCCACAATCGCTAACTTAGCCTGTAGTCCCGCTAACACCTGCGATTCCCTCCTTAGTTACCATCCTCAGTCCTATATTCAGGACACCTACCCCAAACAAAACCCACGGCATGATCACCGGACTTACTACCGGGATCAGGACGGGCAGGAATTGTTCAACACCAGTGAGCAGCGCCGCTACACAAGTAGCGACGTTGGCCCACACGGTCTTGGACTTATACCACCGTTTAACCGGTGGCTTTAGTGTCTTCAGCTTTAGCTTCGGCACTTGGTACTTCCTCTGCTAGTAACTCGACGAGCATTGCTGATTGCTTTACTCGGCTCATGACTGGATCAGCTACTCCCCATTTGATTTGTCCGCCAATGAGAGAACTCAACTCATTGAATACCACTTGCGGCAATGCTATATGGGTGGCGCTATTGATGTCAGTTACTTTTTTTACTTTCCGTTTCGCTTTACTGCGTGCCATGTCATGGCTCCTGCGGTTATCCCGCGTCTATTTTACCTTCAATGAAGGTCTTCACTTGTGCCACTGTCCGTGGCGTTAAACTATGCTCCGACCGGAGTAAGTTTATTTCACTCACCAACCCCTCTATCAAAGCGTTAAATGCAGGCTCAGTTAGCTGGATCTTGTGACTGTTCTTTCTTATTGTGTCATTGACAGCAGCCGTGGCTGAGTCTATGTCATCTTGATTGACGATGTAATCAGCCAACGCTGTATCCAGAGCAGCTTGGGTCACATCTGTGACCTCCAGCTCACTCGTCGAAGGATCGTGCATAATCAATGCAGGATCACCTCCAGCCAGCTCACATATTTTACGCCAATCTTGCGTGTCGAGTACTACTACCTTAGCCATTACAGCAACCTCACTACTTTGATACACAGGCCCGATACGTTGAACGTCTCGGAGCCGGTGATTTCTGTCTTGCCTAGCTGTAGCGTTATCTTGTCGCTGGCGCTAGCCGTGAATATGAACGAATTGCTTATGTGCTTACTGATGTTGCCATCGTCACCACCTACCGAACCATCCCGGTACGAGTAGGGGGCTATGACTGAACCCAGTATGCCAGTACCAGCATCATTCAATCGAACGCGGGTATCTACGGAGATAACTGGGTCGCCAGAGGCAGCCGTGGAAATCACATCGTAGTCCACATCGACCTTATATGTGCCCGCTACTACCAGATTGATGTCATCAGTAGCTGCATCGTGCTCAATAATCGCAGCATCTGTCTCGATATCTGTGGCATCTAGTGTAACATCTACGAAGGCCGTTGTCAAGGTGTAATCCGTAGTACGTCGCACTTGGAGTGCGGCATTAGCTACACTTGGAGTATGTAGATCACTGATCTGACTCTCTGTTATGGTCAGGGCAGCCTCATGCTGCGTAACTGCACTCTCCGGGACGTTGCCGTCCGGTATATTAGCCCATACTACCGCCGCTGTGAGATCGTTGATCTCATCCCCTGTGGTAAACAGCTCGGATTGATAGGCGAAGATTTCTGCGCCTTGAATTAGGCGGCCAGTAGCCACATCGAATACGATATTCGTAGCTCCTATGACTGCCAGGATGACATCCCCGTCGGTTCCCGCGCCTGCTCCTGCACCGCCCGTGATTACGACGTCTCCGCCGTCACCATCAGAACCTGCACTAACGCCAGCTCCGCCAGTAACTTCTGCATTACCGCCAGAGCCACCATTGTCACCGCCGCGTCCACCAATGACCCGGCCTATGCCGCCAGTATTAGCGCCATTACCACCGACACCACCTACTGTCGCAGCTATACCACCGATACCACCGCCAACCGAGCGACCAGCTTCTATTGTAGCATTGCCTCCGTCACCACCGCCTCCAACACCGTTGCCTCCCATTCCTAGGAAGTCACCGCCATCATCACCTGAGCCACTTGCGTTACCGCAAACTAGCGTAACGTCACCGCCTTCTGCGCCTCCGCCTGCACCATTGGTTGCTTCGATAAGAACGCTGCCGCCCTTCGCTCCACTAGCGCCGCTTGCGCCTGCTCTTAGTGTCAGAGTACCGCCAATACCGCTGCCATCGGAGCCAGCTATAATGCTGAGTCCTAGTAAGCTCGTATCGAGGTTCTCAATATTGAAACCGTTTGTATCGAGGTCAGCGCCTAGCTGTGGAGTCAGGTCTTCAACGATATTAGCAAGGCCAAGGTCTGCGAGTGTCAGTACTCGCTCAATCCCCGGACCTGTTAAGGTGTTGTTGGCGAACAAGCCACCTAGTCCAGCTCCTACCACTCTCGCTAATTCAACCCCACCACCGATGAAGGAAAGTTCATTGCCTGACGGTGATCCAATACCAGTATTGGTAGTTCCGTGCCTCACCAATATGTTCGGGATAACATCTGTCGGAGATACATCGACTAGTCCCGGCCCAAACGTATTTGCGCCTCGGAGTTCATCTGTGAAGTGTACCTCGATTAAGCCTCCCGACTCACTAACTCGGATACCTTCGACACTATTAGCAATGATACTCAGTTCATTTGCGGCGGCTGAGCCGAGTCCAGAACCTAAGTCATCCACATTGGGGAGTATGGTTGGGTTGGTTGCCGAACCAGTTTCGTTAATTATTGCGCCCGCACGAACTTGGCTTCCTCTGAAAAGGCCGCCTGCCACATTGTTATTGACATTACTGCCGTTCCACTGGAACCCGGTATCACCTTCCAATGTGCCATCACCTGTCCAGACACCTACTTGGTTGTTGACTGGTGTTCCTACCTTGAAGACGTCGCCTGTGGCTCCGGCCCCGCCAATCTGTAGAACGAATAGCGTCCGGACGTTGGAACCGTGGAGTGTGCCACTTGCCTCGACTGTACCATCAATGGTAAACCAGCCTGTATTGTCTGTTATGGGTGCGGTGACGTTAAAGACTATGAACGCTGCGCTATCAGCTTCACTTTGTATATAGAGCCTGTCACCTGTAGTGATAAGGCTCAGAATATTAGAGATGTCGACGCCGTTTGACGTAACATCATCAATGAATATCTGCGTGACTGACGCTGGAGTAGCGTTATTGTATCGGAACAGCCCCGAACCGGGGTCTGCTGCTACAGTGGAGGTAGCAAATCTGTACTGTCCACTAAGTAGACCACCAGCTATGGCTTGATCTTTGTATGACAGAACACCAGCTCCGTCGGTAACAAGAACCTGATCCGCTGCGCCGTCGGCCAGCGGGAACGAGTAGTTGGCAAGATTGAATGTGCCCGTATAGCCACTAAAGTTGATATCCGTCGTATTGTTTGCTACGAAATTATAGTCAGTACCATTGTGTAACTGATCCATCCAATCCGTATCGGAAGAGTTCCGTACTCTAAGCGTTGTGCCGTCGCCAAGTGTAAAGCGGTTAAGATTACCGCCAATCACAAAGTCTTGTACCGCGACACCGCCACCTATTCCTATCCCGCCAGTACTCAGGGTCATAGATATATTATTGACGCCCGACTGGATAATAGCGAAGTTAGGAGTCAGTAAGCTCTCGCCATCTAGAACCACACCGCCCGTATCTTTGAAGGAGAAGAAGTTACCAGAACTAGTACCGCTGATAGACACTCCACCAGTACCGTCACCGATAATTAGCTCGTTAGCCACGCTATCCCATTGGAAGCTAGGGTCGCCAACTATCCCAGTGGGACTGCCAAAGACTGCGACCTCATTGATAACGCCCGATCCACCTATTACCCCACTAATATCAGAGGCTAAGAGCTGTCGGTTCTCGTATCGTGAGTTGGAGAAGTTGAATACTAGGACGTCGTTGTCTGCGGGTACTACCTCGAAGACATCAGACAGATCACCAATCGGCTCGCCTGTTATATCGACGATATACGCTTGCAGATCACTGATCTGCGATTCTGTGATCGAGAGTGCAGCTTGATGCTGCGTTACATTTGACTCTTGTACCCTTGCATCGGCTAGTACGCCCGAAGTTAGGTCGGATGCGTCGGTTGTGTGAGCCAGATCGCTTATCTGCGACTCCGTAATTGTCAAGGCCGCTTCGTGGTCCGTTACGTATTTCTCTGGAATGACGTTTGCTGTGACAAACATCGACCCATCATTAACCAGGATGTCATCTAGTACGCCGGGCGGTAGTCCGCTGCCAGCTACTTGATTAAGCTGGAATAGGGTCACCGCATCCTGGAGATCTATTCCATCTGCCAGATTGACAATCCGGAACGAGTTCATATCGAACTCGGCTTCCATCTGGTTGGGACCAGTGCCGTCTCTCGATAAGGTATTCTCTATTGCAGCTTCAATGAGTGCGCTGTTGTCGTTGTACGTGGTGACCAACCCAAATCCTGCACCAATATCCGCTAATGTTAGTTTAGCCATTACTCCTCTCGTCTAGTCTCTAGTCGTTGCACGGCTTGAAGGATCAACTTCACATCCGCTTTGATTGTTTCTTGCCCTGTGGTCAGGTGCTTGACATTATTCTCTACCGTGATCAACCGATCATGGTCCTCTTTCACTGTTTTCTGTGCTTCCTCGAGTGTCTCTACGTCAGATGCCAGTGCTCCGACATACATACCCCCGCCTCCGATAGCCATTACGAGTGTAAGGGCCGTCGCTATACTCATATAGGATGCTTGCTTGTGCATTAGCCCATAACCTCCATTTCAAATACACAGCCACTTCGGACTCGCATGAAGGCAAAGTTGGAACCCTGAGAGAATATCGTAAGCTCGAAATAGTCTCCCGCAATTACAGGAACTACCACCGATTGTACTTCTTGAGCATACTCTTGCACTCCGGCTCCTGTCATGGTTGTCCAAGGCTGGTACTGATGACCAGTGCCTCGCACACCAGTAGCACCTGGTAGAAAGGACAAGAAACTATTACCATTCTTACGAATGCGCATATGCCTAAATCCCGAACCATCGTTTTGTGGATCACAAGTCTCTGCGCCGATAGTAAAGGGGCAGGATTGATCCCATATGGCAGAGCCGCTTAGTCGTACGAAATTAACGCCAGCGGGGATGGTAATTCTCGTGATGTTTACTGAAGTACTATGGAACTGCGTGCCGAAATCAACAACGCCAGTGTCGATTACTTCGCCATCAAAAGGACAGGGTTGTTCGCCGTTGTCTGAAGGAATGCCGATGCCAGTAGGAACCTGGCCCGCTGCATTGCCCGCTGTGTGTCCCGTAACAAAGTGAGATGTGCGGAAGATGGAGCATCCACTAAAGCCTGCACTAGCGATCTTACTCTGCAAGGTCGCTGGGGTGACAGCCCTCTCTGTATCTGTGCCAGCATCAACTTCCCCTTGGGTAGCTAGCTCGATTACTCCGCGCCGACCAGTTTCTGCCGTATTGCCACGCAGCTTAAGGGGTGTGACGATCACGGTATCGTTGGTTCCGCTATTGGTCTGTCCCTGCGTCGCTATCTCAGCCGCGCCCCGAATAACTTCGGTGGCTTGGATTAGGTTGGTCATGTTGGCGAGCTTAAGGGGCGTGATGATCCGTAGATCATCCAGACCTGTGTTCGCCTCGGCTTGCGTCGCAAGCTCTGCGATACCAAGCGTTGTTTCGGTAGCCTGTATCGGTAGCACCAGTGCAACCGGGAGGAACTGAATGCCATCCCATTGTAGGATGTCGTCTATCTGTATACCGGTGAGGTCTACGTCGATTAAGGCCCCTATGGACACTGGTCCTGCTATGGATGCTTGGATAAGCTGCGCGATAGTGACCGCGTCCTGCTGATCTATGCCATCCGCAAGGTTTACGATCCGGAAGCTGTTCATATCGAGTTCAGTGTCCAGTTGGTTCGGCTGAGTGCCGTCCCTGGAGAGTGTGTTCTCGATAGCCGCCTCGATCAACGCATTGTTAGCGTTAACCGTGACGTCGAAGCCCGGAGTATCTGAAATATCTGCTAGATTTAATTTTGCCATTAGTCTATTTTCTCAAAGTGTGCCCAATCCCGGTCGTTTAGTCCCTTGCCGGTGTAGTTTTTCCAGTGGCCGCCCCACTCGATTGCTATTCCCCTTGCAGACGCGGCTGCGAGTATGTATGTTGCCAGCTCGAAGAATCTTTCGTAGCTTGCTTCGTATTCTCCTGGGTACGGGACAATATCGAAAGCCTTAGCTGGATACTTGTTGTGTTTCGAAGTAGGCCAACGATTGCGGGAGTTTCCATCGTTAAATGCTCGATTCTGTTCCTCCATATCCCTGTGCCCCCAGACAATTGAAAAGTCAACGTGCTTGATAGCTTCGTCGAGGATTTCTTGGAGTCGTGAGTCACAGGTGTTCCGCCTCTCGGTGCTAGTCCGTCCAAAACGTGCCATTAGAGTACGTCAGGGACTTCAATCGGATCAACCGCCATAGTAAATGGCTGCTCTCGTTGCATAATCGTGACTGAGCCAGGTTGTTCTAGTTTTCCTACCGATAATTCTTGTGTTACATCAGCCAACCGTCCTGGATTGGGTGGGCCAGCCAGTTCAGCAATCTCTTTCTGTGATATCTCACGTAACAGCCCTGTTAAGCGTGCTTCCGCTTCGCCAGCACTATTCAAATAAGATTGGAAGCCTAGTTGACCAATCTCCTCAAATCGTAGAGTCTCTCCCAGTTGCTCCAACATCTTAGCGCCTTCGGGAACATCGTTCTTGTAGAGAAAATTCAATACATGGACCATATCGGTCTGCGAACGGTGCTGATTCAAGTCGACATTCATTTTATGGTCCAGTAGAAACTGTGTTGCTACTTCATCTGTTGAGTCGAGCGCTTGCTGGTATTTCTGTATATCATTGTGGCCAATAGCGAACTTAGCGTGGTCCTCAGTAAAGCCCTCGTCTACGAGCTTCCTGAATAAGTCGTCTGAGCCTGTAACCCCTTCATCTATCAGAGCAGTTGATCGTTTTAAGATCGTCCAACCGGTTAGCTCATCAAGCATCCTCGCTGTAAGTTTCGAACTTGTGCCTGTGGCAAAGCCTTCGATATTTTGTACGACATGCTGGGCTTCATGGAGTATTGTTTCATGAAACTGTGCCGTACTGGTAACACTACCCATTTCTACGCCCGAGATTACGGTCGGTGAGCCTACTAGACCTCCCTGAAATCCGGGGTTGCGGGTAAGGTTCCGATAGACAATCGACCCGTCGGGTTTGGCAATGATATAGGTCTTGACTTTCAGTCCTGCTAGCTCGGGATACAACTCGAACAATTCTGGATGGACTAAAACGTCATCGAGTCTTGTCTCAACAGTTGTAGTCACATCAACACCAAATTCTTTGGCATTGTCTAGGTTCTTCTGAATTCTAGGGTGCTCAGTGTAGATCTTTGTATTGACAGAGGAGTTTGCGTCGCTTAAGTAGAAGCGCGGTTGGTTGTCAGCTCCACGATACCATCCTGTTTGCTGCCACAGGTCCTCATTGAACTGTGGTAAGTCAGAGGTTTTGCCTTCGGCGGCCCGGAAGTCATTAAGACGTTGTAGTAAGGGTCCACCTCGCCGCCTTGCTGCAAATGCACCAAGAGCTATGGCTTGGCCGAACAGTTCCATTCCGATATCAACACTACCGCCTGGTGTGGGAATAAAACCGGCTATCTGAAACCCTGCGGATTCTGGATCACCGCCCAGTGCTGTAACAATGTCCTCTGAGGTCCCAGGAACATTGATAAAAGGGCGGTTAGGATGCCGTCGGAGCGGCAAATTCGCTACGAGTTCCGCAATATCAGAGACTTCACCTAGCATGTTAGAAATAAGATTACGTGGCAGCTCTTTCATAGCTCGTCCCACATCTTCTACTCCAAGCCATGCTTCGTTCCTAGTGACAGAATCCCACCAGTTTGCCTGTTTAGCAACGTCAGCAGATACCGGTAGTTGTGACTCAGTGGTAACGGGCTGTTCAGGATCGGCCTCTACGGGGCCTGCCTGTTTGATTTGCTGCTCTCGTAAGAATGCTGCTGCCATTATTTCTTCAACGCTATCTGCGTGCCAGGGGTGGGTAGAATCAACTCATAATCATTGTCGAAGTACGCGCGTATGTAGTCTACATTTGCGTTAGGCTCGCGCTGTTCGATGCGCCGAGCAAATTGAATCTGTGCATTGGTAGCCATGTTCTCTGTAAGCATCGCTCCGTACTCTAGCGCGACAGCATCAAGCTGCTCGCGTATATTACGCCGGTCGATTTTCGGATCACGCCTGTTTCCTATGCCTAGCGCACCAGTGAAGCGGGGGCCTTGTCCCTCACCCGCCTGTTCGGTAAGAACGGCGTCGAGTTTCTCTGGATTGATGACTACCTTGACGGAGCCGTTATTGATATCGGTGATATCCACCTCAAGGACGGCATTCGCGGGGAAATCCCCGAAGTTATGGCCGCCTTCAACACGTGACTGTGCTAAGGGGCGCATAAAGTTCTCTTGGCGAGACTGCTCACCGCCTTGGTAGGAGTCCCAGACCTTAAAGGCTTGCTCTCCTGCGTTCTTCACGCTCTGTTGGAGCTGAAGATCATTCGTGGGGTTGCGGGCTATCTCTTCCCAGTTCTCATTCATGAGTGTGCCCTGCACCTGTTCCATCTGCTCATCGTGGACGATGCCCAGCTCATAGATTCGATCAAACTGGCTAGCCAGGCCGTTAACGACCGTGGCTTTAGAACCCGGAGACTCAAACTCATTGACCGCGCCTAAGAGATTGTTCTGTTTGAACAGGGCGTCTACTGTACACTCCATCTGTGGTCCATCGCCGGTATCGGGGCAGTTGTTTTCGTTCGGATTAAGGGAGCGGTTCCGCCGAGACTGTTTCTCAATCTCTTGTGAACTCAGAACTCCGTCCGGACGATCAGCCACCGCTTCTTGCGGGCCATCTTCGTAGATGATCTTGGTCAGGTCTTCAAGACCTAACCCAACAACCTCACCAGCAGCGCTAAGTTGTGTGATATCTTTGGGGCCGATCTGTTCGATCAGATTTTCGGCTCCTCTGAATGCTTCGACCAAATCCAGTGCTCTATCGAGGGGTTTGGAGCGGTCGCGGAGGGCTGACGTACGCATAGAGCGCTCGAGTTCCCATGCTTTGAGTAGATCTGGCGATCCATCATCACCGATGGCTGTAAGCAGCCGTTCGAAGTGACCTATGGTGTCGTCTAGCTGAGCTTTTGAGGCTTTAACCTGGTCCACGTCTGCTATTCGCGGACTCACGACATTTTCCCAGCGGGTACGCAGCTCTAGAATTCGTCCTTGAACCTCACGGATGAGGTTCGGTTTGTGAATCTGATTGTATTCGTTGATCTGTTCCGAGGTCTCACCGGTTAAGCCCTTGCGACTCAACTCTGCGACTTCGCTGGCCAGCTCTAGCCCTCTCTCAAGGTTTACATAGATCGGGGTAGTCAGTCCTTGCAGAGATGACTGCCAATTTTCAGCAACGGTTATGCCGTCGGCCTTCGTATTCGAATCGAGGACCAGGCCATACATAGCCTCGGTCTGAACCCCATTTTGAATCTGATCCTTATAGATAAACTGGGCTGCAAAAGCTGAGGTAGCAGAGTTTAACCCAGGACTAATACCCAAGCCTCCATTACCAACGCTCTTGTAAGCGTAGTCTTCTAGCCGGGCCAAGTCCTTAGCTGCTAGGATCGAGAACTCCCCATCTCGAACGTCTCGGAGTCCAAGCTCATCAAGCCCTGGACTGGTGCGGGCAAACTGGCCGAACTCACCTGCTAACTCGGTCTGGAGACCCGGAAAGCGGGCTTGGAATTTGCTTAGTTCTCGCTTAAGGTTCAGCTCAGCCAAGCTGCGCTGAGAGGTGTTGCCTTGCTCAATAGCAGCTCGTAGTTTTGTGACGCGATTCTGAAATCGGTCGACTTCGGCATTGCCGGTGGGATTTAGAGCCTCATCACCGACTTCTACATTCGTTTGATCACTAGCTAGCGAGTCTGCAACGACTTTCTGCTCCGCATCACGGAACTCACCCAGAATATCACGGGTCTTTTTGGCGTTAACAATAGCGCCCAGGTCTGCTAGGCTTTTGCCTATGCCCGAATCACGTGCCTCGCCCCCACCTCGGGGTTCCCTGAAATCAATTGATCCTAAGTCTTCGCCAGCCATTATTGCTGTTCCTCTATTCTATCTAGTTCACGTTTGTCGAGCTGTTGGAAGTCTGTCCAGACCTCCTCTGCTAAGAGTTTCAAGCGCTCTCGCTCTTGGGGAGGGATATCCGGCATGTTGTCGATCATGTGGTTCATATTAGGTCGAAAAGTGCCGTCATCCATAGCTTCAATGAGCTGTGATGCGACCGATGGGTCACCGTTGGCGAGATCCTCCATAAAGGAGCGCTCTCGGATGACAGTGCGGACGCCTTCGGGCCAACTTTCAAACATGTTGTTCAACATAGCCGCATATTTGTGGAAATTCTCTCTGGTCAGCTCTCCACCCTGCTTCAAATTGATAAGTCGTACGAGAAAGTCTTTATTTTTCTCTACGATGTCATCAATCTCGGCTTGATTCTCGTATAATTCGCCTTGAAGCTCATAGTAGTTGAGTTCTTCCCGAGTGCGTGCTCCTAAGAGACCGCGTGCGAGGATCGCATCCATCGTGGGACGGATTGGAAGAGCCTCCCCTGACGCTGAGTACCACTCCTGCATTTGCCAGCCCAGATGGGCCATTGCCACGTCGTTGTACTGCGGGAAGAAGCCCCGGAGCATAGCATCAGCGGTGAAAGCGAACTTGTCCACAGGGTCCATGTCCGGATTCCCGGACGCATACCAGCTTGCGAACTGGAATGACTCGAGTGTGTTGCTAAAGACGTTACCGAAGGCCCCTAATACGGCCATCGCTGGTTGCTTGATGATGGTCTCTATCTGCATCTCCCACATCTGCTTAGCGTTAAGGCCCGGAGCCGCGAAGCCCAGGTCGATGTCTTTCGTATCTTCCATTGTGACCTCTCGGATCTTGTTGATCCCGGTCTCAACGATACCTGCGGAGATGAGGTCGACGAGTGTAGCGCCGTCGATCCCTGGGATCTGGGCGTCAGCCACTCCCATTACTGTAAGCTGTTCTTCGACCCAATCTCTACCACCAAACATGTTGGCACCAAAGAGTAGGTATGTACCCATAAGGATCTTGACGCCTTGCAGCTTGGTGATCGCTGGGTTCTGGCCCAGTATACCCAGCGCAGCCTTGTGGCCGAAGCTAAGGAACTGTGTTCCGACGCTTGCGAGGCCCGTCTGGTAACCGAAGTTGTTGGGGCGCATCATTCCGAGTGCCAGGTTAGAGGCGTCGAGGCCGATGACATCCCAATCACGAGCGTCTATATCGAGCACGCTCTTAAGTTTGTTCTTCTTCATATGACGCCGAAGGGCTACCATATAAGTAAAGGTTAGGTTGTTGCGTTCTCCCCAATCGAAGCCGATCCGCTGCATAAAATCGCGGAGGGCTACGGTCATCTGCTTACCTCGGTAGCCTATGTGTCCGGCTGCCGAGTCAGGGAGCGCTTGCTTGTTGAACCTGCGGGCACCGCCCGCGAACGAGTGTACGTTCACTAGCTCGAGCAAGCCACTACGCTCGAACTGCTTGATAAGATGTGTGTATTCTTTAGCGGACAAGCCCATGACTTTGGCCCACTTCGACTTCGACATCCCAGTATCAAACCCGGAGTCCCGGAGTCGAGAGACGCCCACTCGGAGTGCTACTGCATCTCCGAATACTCGCCCTGAACCCACATAAATCGGATCAAGGGGAGCCAGGTAAGAGACCTGTAGGCTCTGCAAGAATGCTTGGCGGAAGGGCCTGAACACCATGAAGGCGTGGAAGGCTACAGAGCGCATGGTCCTTGTCGGGTCCATCTGCTGTGCATACCGATCCAGCATTCGAGACACTGGCATACTGCCAGGGATGTCCTTCGTCAACCGGTTGAACGTATAGCCGAGGCTAATCATAGCCTCTCGCATCTTTGGAATCGCTACGGATTCCGTACCACTGATGAGACGGAAGTAGTTAACCAGCTCAATAGCTTCGTTGTACCTCTTCTTAAGAGGGTCGGAGGACGTGTTAGCACGTGATACCCTCAGCTCCTTGACAATTTCTGCCATCGACTTCACGTCGAAGGAGCCTCTGGGAACCAGGTCCCCATACTCCTCGGTGAAGGCTCCCTTGAAGCCCTTAAGTAAATCCTCATGGGTTAGCTGCCGAGCGATAATGGCAATGCCTCGCTCTAGGGACGGGACGAAGTCCTCAATAGTAGACCTGTTGTTGTTTACGTCAGGCAGCCTATCGAAGTTTCGATCATCCCAGAACAGACGGCCTTCTCTGTGAAGGGTCTGTTTCTGCATCAGCGTGTTCTCTGTCTGTGAGATGTCTCTTGCGCGCACAACCTCGTAGGATACCGCAGTATCTTTACGGTCGTTGTAGCGACCGGTCTTAGCGTCGAGGTCTCCGAGGCGCTTAGCAAAGCCCTCCCCTTCCAGCTTGGTGCCTGCCGTACGGATTGCGTCCTTGATGGGCACGCCCGAGATCTGTCCGTTCACGCTCATATCGTCTGTGTGCTTCACGATAAAGTAAGGGTCATCGTAGAAACGAAAGTGGTAGCCGGGATAATAGACCAGCGGCCTGGTGCTCAGTTCGCCTACTTCGTAGCCCCGACCGGGACCAACGATTACTTGGTTGTACTGGGAGCGAGCCGAAGTTGAAGCGCTGACTGCGATGTCGAGTTCCATGATGCTGTCACCAGCATTGTAGAGGTCGTCGAGGTCACGAGTTCTAAGCCGAACTCCTTCTCCTGTTAAGGGATCTAGGAATTCTCCTGGCCGTACCTGTGCTCGGTCAAGACTCTTGCCGTGGAAGGTAGGCAGATTGGCTTGTGTCGGGCGAGCTGTCTTGAAGCCAGCTACGGAAAACTCCCGGTAGAGACGTCGGTTGAACAGTTCGTGCATGACGTCGTAGCCTGATCGAACAGCAACCATACCCTTTACTTGGGATTCAGTGATACCGTCGTACTTGGCGTAGATCTCCACAAGCTCTGGAGCACGCCCGTGGGCCTTACCAAAGTCTTCCATCCACTCAAAGGCACCTGTTACAAAGCGCTTATCAGTAACACTCAGCTCGTAGAACGGCTTGAACATGAACTCGAAGTTCTTAACAAGCTGCTGCTCCTTGATGTAAGCGTTAGCGAAGCTACCGTAGATGTCATCTAGCCCACTACCTAGTCTGCCGTTGGGCGCTACTAGGACACGTGGTATGATGCCTGTGTTCTGGAATGTCTCTGGCCCCATTGTCTTGTTGTCAACATTGTGCCAGAAGCGTTGGTGATTGTAGCGTAGGTAGAAGTCCTGCCTTAGCCCCGGTTGATTCGGAGCCGCGCTAATGGGAGCATCCACCTTGAATGCTGCGCGGAGGAACTCCTCACGGTTAGCAAAGACAGGGCCTACAATACCGTCGTCGGTGATACGCACCAGTTCGAAGAGTTCCCCTTGGGGATCAATCTTGAACAACGCATCAACTGCTTCGTCGAAGCTAGACCAGCCACCCTCGACGGTCTCGCCTAGAATAACGTCCAGCTCCATGCCTGTCTCATTCGGAAGCATCCGAACGGTGGACATGGCTGTGTGTGGGTAGGCTATGCCATCTGCCACATCGAGCTTCTCTAGCTCTTGGGTTAGTACCTTGCGCTTATCGCGGACGTTTAGTCCAGCGCCTGTGAACCCATCTGTGGTCTCTAGAATCTCGGAGCGAATCCGCTCGGAGCGTTCTAGTACACGCTTAGCGCCATCGGGCAGCTCATCAATATCATTGACAAACCGTGACGGGCGGGGGAGTAGGACGGGGACTGCGTCATCCGCAGGCATCCGCCACTCTGCTGCTACATCATCGTACTGCATGTCAATGTCAAACTGACTACGTGACTTGGTCTGGTTTGTGATGCGAGCCGCTTGACGGTACGTGGAAGCATCTGTCCCTCGTATCATACCGCGCATTCCCTGGCCGAACGCTCGCATGAGCGCGGCAGAGAAGATGGCTTCAAGGCCAAAGGCCACATCACCGACAATCCGGTCTATTGTATTCTTGTCATCCTGTCCAGTGAGTACACCTTCGGTGAACGTGTTCTCCATGAACTCTAGGTAGCCATACTTCGTGAGTAGCGGCCCCCATACGGGGCTGTTCAGTAGCTCGTCGCTCTTAAGAGCAATGCGCTTAACCGCC